CTATGACTTAGAACAAAATGGAGCTTCTTTTTCAGAGAAAGTTTCTGAAAATGGCATAACAAGGGAATGGATTAAAAGGGAAAGTATTTTAAAAAAAATACCCACTCTTTGCCATATAACATAATATCCAGCCTAAATGGCATTACAGAAAGTTAAAGAAGATTGTGCGTTACCAATACGGTAGCAGGCGGCACACATTAAGGGTGGTGGGCGGTGTGCCATTATTAATTATGAAAGGCGGTATATCAATGCCAATAGCAGTAATTATAAGCATTATTTCAGTTGCTTTTTCCGTCTTTTTCGGACTGTTTACGTTGGGATTTAATCTTAAGAACAACAAAAAGTCTGACAATGCAGAACTTACAGAGCGTGTAAAGGAAAATACACGCATAAATATGAAACTTGACACAATATCAAGCAATACAACAGAGATAAAGAATGAAGTTACAGAAATGAGAAAAGAACTTAATTCTCACGATAACAGGATTATTAAGGTTGAGGAAAGTGTAAAGTCGGCACACCACCGAATAGACGGATTGGAAGCACGACTTAATGAAGATAAGGAGGTATAGCAGAATGGATATAACATCAGTATCAACAGTAGTTGCAATCGTTGTAATAACATATCTGATAGGCTTAGGAGCTAAGGCAATTCCACACATTAAGGATAATTACATTCCTATAATTGTAGGCATTGCAGGCGGTATCTTAGGCGTTATAGGTATGTATGTAATACCGGACTTTCCGGCAAACGATATTCTTAATGCAATTGCAGTAGGAATTGTGTCCGGATTATCAAGCACAGGCGTAAATCAGATTTACAAGCAGGTAAAGAACAATGCTTGACATTAATAAACAGGCTATGAAGTATTCGCTTCAAGGACAGACAGTAACTATTTACGAAAGAGACGATGACGGCAATATTCTTTATGAGGGATATACCGACACAGAGGGCAACTTCATTCCTTATCTTGATGATGAGGGAAATAAAATTCCCAAAGTCCTTGAAGAAAAAACAGGTTTTGCAGAGCCAGTCGATTTCAAAGCAAATATAGCTTTCAGCGGCGGAGAAGCACAGAGCAAGGAATACGGCTTTGATACCGCTGATTTTGACGCTATTTTGCTGACAGATAGGAATACACTACCTGTTCAAAAGGGCGACCTTATCTGGCTTGATAGCAAGCCTACATACACATCTGACAGCCTTGTTGACGAAACATCAGCAGACTTCACGATTGTAGGCATTAAGCCAGCATTGTATTCAACTAAGTATATGCTCAAAGCAGTTGTAAAGTAGGTGCGTTATGGCAAGACATACAATTAATATATCCTTGTCTGAAAAGTCCGCAAATGAAGCTATCAGACAGTTACAACAGTATAAGCAGAGTTTACAGTATAAATGTGAATTGCTTGTTGAACGATTAGCAGAATTAGGCGACAAAGCGGCAATTATGAGTGTTAACGAAAGTCCATTAGGTAGGACAGTAACATTGAGAGTTGACAGAAAGCCTATTCAAGATGGCTACCAAGCTATTTTAATTGCTACCGGTAAAACTGTTGAAGTAGAAGATAGAGAGCCATTTTACACGCTGTTAGCGATTGAATTTGGCGCAGGCATTTATTACAACAGTGGCAACGAGAACCCAAAGGCTAATGATTTCGGCTTGGGCGTAGGAACATATCCAGGACAAATCCACGCATTCAGCGACGGCTGGTACTACTTAGGTAATGATAATCAATGGCACTACACGCACGGCGTTAAAGCTACAATGCCTATGTACAACGCCACAATGGAGATTATTAATCAGTATAAGCAGATAGCAAGAGAGGTGTTTAGTTAATGGCAAATGCAAACGATTGGGCGACAGACCTTGAAAATACAGTCACAGCACTTGTCAAGGCTAAAACCCTAACGCAACTAAAGAAAACATATCCAAAGATAGCCATAACTAATGAGGGGGAAAACAGCGGCCAAGCAGTATTTCCAACAGTATACATTCATCTACTATCACCAGCAGAACAAGGGCAAACGCTTGACGGACAGACAATTAACGCATTGTTAGCAACATTTCAAGTAGATGTTACAACTAACACAAGCAAGTCTGACTGTCGCAAGGTTATGGCAGTAATTACAGATACATTCAAGAAAATGAGATTTCAAGGCAATGCAATTCCAGAGTTCTCAATTAGCAACAAAGTACATAAGAGTACCGCTAGATTCAGAAGAATGATAGCGGCAAATGACAGATTAATGTAACAAAGAGCAGAAATGCTCTTATTTTTTTGCAAATTTTTAGGAGGTAGACAAGGCAATGGCAAGTACAAGTTATAAAGCTAGAGTTATCTACAAGGAGCATAGCGAAGATGGCTTTGCAGGCTCGTATAAGTTAATGGTTGCGGCTAAGTCAATTTCAGCACCAGTATCAGCACCTAACACAGTTGAAAGTACAACATTTGAAGATGATTCACAGACATTCTTAATGGGTATCAAAACATCTGACGCTAAGACTTACACAGGAAATCTTGAAAAGGCTTATTTACAGGACTTAATCAAGGCAGAGGGCAAGCAGTTAGATATTATTCAGTTATATGGCTCTGACGGATTAGGTGCGGTTGCTAAGTACGCATTTGTTGGACAGGTAACAGCAACACCTAATGATGTTTCTGGTACTGATTCAGTACTTGAAATGACAGTAACAGCAGTTCCTAACACTTCACCTATCGAATGCACAGACAAGCTTCAAGTTGTCGAAGGTGCTGGTGGCACCTTCACAGTAACAAAGGTGGGGGAATAATGAGCTATTCGACTAAATCAAAAAAGGCTGTGTCGAATAGCGTCAAAGACGCCAAAACAGCCGATTACACATCATACTTTGATGATGTAACAGAATAATTAATTTAAAAGGTAGGTGCGGTGTAAAATCCGCACCTTTCCCTATATGGTGATAGGGTGGGAAAGGGTAAAAATTATGATGAATATTAATGTAAATGGAAAAGAATACAAAGTTGAGTTTTCTTTTGGTGCGGCAGAGTGCAAAGAGATAGTGCAGAAAATGTTTTCTGTCGTTAATGGTTCTTACTTGCTTGCACAGACAGATAAAAGCGTTGCACAGGCTTCCTTTGATGGATTAGCAAATATGACAGCAGATGTGCCAGAGATTTGCATTTTAGCCATTTATGCAGGCTGTATTGACAATAACCCTGTAACTATGGACGAAGCAAAGGAACTCACTAGAGCATATATTACAGAGAAGAGAAAGACAGATAAGAGTTACGGATATAGAACATTGTTTGAAGAAATCAAGAAAGCGATGGAAGATGATGGTTTTTTCGAACTGTCGGGAATAACAGCGATGTTAGAGGAAATGGCGAACAATGTGGAAGAAGCAACACAGGAGCAGAAGAAGCCGACAGTAGTTCCACAGGACCACAAGAAAAAGCAGACTTCCACAAAATAATTTGGGAAGAATACTTTGTTTTAGCCAGTTCACTAGGTATTAGTTATTCAGACTTTCTTAAAATGACACCTACAAAATTATTACTATACGAAAAAGGTAAAAAGATTGATAGGCAAAATCGCGATTCAGAAATGTATAACTGGTTCTTAGTCTACGCAATACCAGCTATTTCTTGCGGTATAGGTGCAGCATTTAATAAAGATGTACACATTGAATACCCTAAACAGGCTATTTTATCAGAAAGAACAGAAGAAAGCGAAGAAGATACCTACGACAAAGAGTTACAGCTGATGTTACTCAATGAGCAAAAATGGGCGGCGCAAACTGAAAAGAGAGGGCTACCGCCAACAATCCTATAAAAGGGGGTTAAAGCGTGGAATTAGACAGTTTAGAAGTCAAAATTACCGGTACTGCCACCAAAGCTATCAATTCTGTTGATAAACTGATAAATCAGCTTACAAGGCTGTCAACATCACTTGCAACTGTGAATGGTTCATCACTAAGCGGTCTTGCGAGTGGTGTTAGTCAGTTAGGTTCTGCTATGCAGAATATGAACGCAGGAACAGCAGATTTTACAAGACTTGCTAAGAACATCACAAAGATAGGTTCTGTTGATTCAGTTGCACTAACTAACACAGCTACATCACTTCAAGCTGTCACAAAGGCAGTTGCAAGCATATCAGCTATTCCGCAAAATGCAACACAAGTCACAGAATTTGCAAAGTCACTTGGTAAGCTAGGCAGTAAGAGTATTGAAAACGCCGTTGTAAACATTCCAAAGCTAGGTAATGCTTTAAATGGCTTAATGACAACGCTATCAAGAGCACCAACAGTAAGCCAGAATGTTATTCAAATGACTAACGCATTGGCTAATCTTGCCAGTCAAGGTAGCAAGGTGGGTACTTCTTCAAACTCGCTTCGAAAGTCGCTGTATGGCGTTTCTACAAGCACCAAGACAGCAACTAAAAGCAGTTGGAACTTAGCAAGTGCAATAGGTAAGTTTTATGCCACTTATTTTATGGTAATTCGTGGCAGTAAGAAGCTTATAGAAGCTATCAAGTCAACAACAGATTACATTGAAGCGTTCAACTATCAAGCGGTTGCATTTGGCAAAATCGGTTCAGAATGGGATAAAGATTACGAAAAGTACGGATATGATAACGCAACAGCATATGCAGAGAGCTTCCAAAGCAGAGTAAACGATACTCTCGGAAAGCTGTCTGGTTTAAAAGTTAATGTTCAAGGCGGTTTGCTTGAAGAAAGCGGAGCAAAGAACTTAGGACTTAACATACAAGAAGTAACACAGTATGCTTCACAGTTAGCTTCTGTTACTAATTCGTTAGGACAGACAGGCGAAGCAACAACGGCTATAACAAAGTCAATGACAATGCTTGCGGGCGATATAAGCTCACTTTTCAATGTGGACTATTCAACAGTAGCACAGAACTTACAAAGCGGTTTAATCGGACAATCGAGGGCATTGTACAAGTATGGTATTGATATTACCAATGCTACATTAGCGACATATGCTTATAACTTAGGCATTTCTAAGTCTGTATCAGAAATGACACAGATGGAAAAACAGCAGTTAAGAGTGTTAGCAATATTAGACCAAAGTAAAGTATCTTGGGGTGATTTAGCTAATACGATTAATAGCCCATCAAATATGTTACGCCAGTTCAGCAACAATATGAAAGAGGTAGGAATGGTAGCAGGACAGCTATTTATCCCAATTCTTTCAAAGGTTATGCCAATAGTAAACGGAGTAGCTATTGCAATCAAAAGATTATTAGTCAGCCTTGCTTCTTTAATGGGCGTTAAGATTGACTTTGAGAGCTTCGGACAAAGTGGCTATAAAGACACATCAGACGGCTTAGAAGATATTTCAGATGGCTACCAAGATGTAGCTGATTCAGCTAAGAAAGCTACATTATCCCTTATGGGATTTGATGAAATAAATAAATTACAGGACGATACAAGCTCAAGCAAGGGTTCAAGCGGTGGCGGCGGTGGTAGCACTATTGATTTGACAGACGATATTGCTAAGGCGGCCGCAGAATATGAAGCGGCGTGGAATAAAGCATTTGCCAATATGGAAAATTCGGCAGTTGCCTGGGCTGACAGAATAGAGAAAGCACTTGAACCTGTTAAGCAGATATTTAAAGACTTTGCAGTTGGCGATTTCTTTAAGGCAGGGCAAGATACATCTAACCTAGTGGCAGGAATTTTTGATTGGTTTGCAAAAGCTATAGATGATGTCCCTTGGTTTAAAATCGGTCAGAAAATGGGTGATTTCCTTGCAGGCATTAATTGGACTAAGGTGTTTAAATCGGCGGCTAAAGTGCTTGTGCAAGGCTTAAAGGCGGCTATTGAATTATACTTAGGTATGCTATCTAAAGCGCCTATAGAAACACTTCTCATATCGCTTGTGGCAGTTCCTAAAGTACTTAAGGCAATAGGTGGTTCAGCAGTTGTAGCTAGTATAGTAAAAACGTACAAGACACTTGATAAATTTGCAACAACAGTAGCGGCGGCAACAGGCGCACTTAATGGAAATAAGGCGGCGGCTTCGGCACTAACATTTATGTACCCAAAGACAGCCAAAACTGTAACTGATGTTAATAAAACCTTTAATACCCTTAAAACATCTTTAAATGACAATGGCTTTTTTGCTACATTTAATGAGGGAATTGAAACTATTAGAGGTAAAATGTCAGTATTGCAGAAAGGTGCAATAGGTGTTATAGGTGTATTTGCAGAGTTTTCACTTGTTAAGAGCGGCTTTTATGAACTGGCGGTAGGGAGCGACAACCTTGTAGCTTCTATTGCTAAAATAGCAGGCGGCGTAGGTGTGGCAACAGCGGCATTAAAACTTATAGGCTTATCAAACCCATTTACAGCATTAATAGTAGGTGCTATGGGCTTAATATCGTCAATAGTGGGTATCTCACAAGCTGTAAAAGAAGCAGAATTTAATAGCATGTTTACAGCATTGCAAAATACTGGAACTGTTACAATGAAAGAATTAGGCGATGTAGCCAAAGACTCTTTTGGGAAAATAACAGATGGTATAACTGAAACCACAGACAAACTTAAAAATATATCAGAAGCAAAAGAAAATCTTGAAGAAACAACAGATAATGTAAATCTTTTAAAAACAGCGGTTGAAGATGGAGCATACGCAACTAATGAAAAAATGCCGGAAATTATAGAACAATTCCAAAACTTATTAAGTGAATCTAAAAATGTATTCAATGATGAATATGATGTTATCGTTGGTAATGTTGTAGGTGCTTGGAAAGATATTCTTGAAGCGCAAGGCGTTGCAATTCCAGAGTATGTGGCACAATTAGCAAGTTTACGCGACAAAGGAAATGAATCGTTTACAAGTATGAGTTCAGATTTAGAAACACTTATACAGCAGTTTAATGATGGGAAAATATCAGAAGAAGAGTTCTTAAATGCGGCTACGCCTTTAATAGATAAAATATCTTCTATTAATAGTGACAAGTCGGTTGATAATGCGACACTTGCTATTCAAGGATTTGGCGGCGCATTAGATATATCACAGTATATGACAGAATCCGGACTTGATGTTCAAAGATTTAGTGAGGCTGTAAATGAAGTTGTAACAGCGGCGCAAAACGGAAAAGATAACCTATCTACATTGGGAACGGAATCGTCACAAGCTATAACGGATATGAGAGATAGGCTTACAGCTTTAGGAATAGATGCAAGTCAATTTGATTGGTCAAGTTTATATGGCGCTAGTGATACGCAAGTACAACAAGGCACAGAGAGAATAGACGCGGCATATATGCAATATGCTAATCAAGTACAGTATAACTTACTCAATCAACTTCCATCAGTAGTTGAAGAAGCAACAAAAGACTATGAAAACCTAAACCCAATAGCTAAAATATTCACAACAAAAGAAAACTATATTAAAAGTGTTATTGAGAAATGGCGCAAAAGCACATTAGACCCAGCACTTGATTCTGTTAAAGATGGCTTTAATCAGTTAGGAATAGACGGAAGCGTGTACGCTGATGAAGCGGCAGACAAGCTCACAACATCGCTATTTGATAGTATTAGAGTTTATTCCAATGTTGGTGTTAACAACACAAAGCCTAAACTTAAGGAAGATTGGCAAGAAATGCTTGATTCTGCTTTAAATGAAGCAGGAGAAGCAGTAGACGTAGAGGGCTATGGAAGAAATACAGTAGATGGCTTTGTTAACGGTATTGTTGATAATGTTGATAGAAGCAACAATGCTGTAAGAGACTGGATGGATGAATTAGATAGAAATATTCACGATAGTGCAATGAATTTTGGTTCACCATCAAGGCGTGCGGAAGAATACGGAAGATGGGTTGTTGAGGGCTTTAACAATGGTTTATCTGACAATTTAGGTAGCACGTATAGTACGATTGATGATTACGTTAACAATGTTAAATCCGGCTTTGATGGCATATATGATTCATTATGGGATATAGGTCATTATGCAGGCAGAGGTTTCTATGATGGCTTAGAAAGTATGGAAAACAGTATTTTCAGCGAAGCTAGATACATCGCAGATAACGTATCTGATACAATAAGAGATGCCTTAGACATTCATAGTCCATCAAGAGTTATGAAACAGATAGGTGAATACACGATAGAGGGCTTCAAACAAGGTATGGAGCTTAATTACAAACCTGTTGAGGTTTCTTTAGGCGACTTTACTAGCGATATTATTCAAAGCACAAAAGCAAGTAAATTTAATGCAAATACTAGTATACCTACAATGCCACAGATTAATATGGATAATAGCGCCACAACAGAAACTAATATGTTATTAAGGCAACTAATATACGCTGTTGAAAATGGAAGAACAATAGAAATTGACGGACAAGAGATATTCAGAGTTACACAAAAGCAAGCAAATATGTACACAGCAATGACTGGGTTGCCTGCATATAACATATAATTGAATTTAATACAATGTTGTGATACACTCTAACCATTAGGATAGCAAGGGGGTGTATCACAATGAAAAGGAAAGCGATATGCTTAATTATTTGGGTGTTATTATCTGCGACTTTTATATGGTATCTACAGGATAGTGGCAGAAGAACAGGCGGTAAAATTCAAGATTATTTGGAGTTTTGCGCAGAGAAAAATGAAAAAGGCACAGAAACAAGCGCGGAAGTATCAACACGAAACTTTATAAATGAAGAGCTTTATAATATGTCTGAATGGTTTCGGAGAGAAGATTTATCCCTTGGATTCGTTATAGTGATATACGTTAGTGGAACAATGGTATGTTGCTATTTTGGAAATAAAAAGGAAAGGGAAAAGTAATATGGAGATAAGCAAAGCAGGAATTAAAGCTCATACACTTATAACGGTGCAAGAACGTAATATACAAAGTGATATTCAAGATTGGAATAACTCAATATTAATTGTTGATAATATATATGAGGCTATTAATAAAATTGACAGTGACTATGCTAAAATGCTTAGTGGGAAAGAATTTGGGCTAGTGTACCCAACGATTAATAATCAATTTGAAGTATACATTAAGTATGGCAATGATTTAGTAAATATGATATCAACAACACATCATGAATTAACTCATATTGATGACTTTACTATCATTGGAGAAAAATTCGGGATAAAGAACAAAAGAGAATTGACCGAAAATGATTATATAAGGCTTTGGTCTGAATTTCATGCAACGTACATTTCAATGACAGAAATATTGAAGTACAATGAAAAATATGATTACCCAGCGATTAAAAAAGAAACAACAGACAAGTTAATTAATTATTACAATAGTTGCACAGGAAAAATGGTGAAACAGCAAGACGTTTTCGACACTACTGTTAGAAATTATGGAAATTTTTTTGCAATATGTGATTATGGAAAAACGAAAGATAATCCACCACCAGAATATATTAGAGGATTTAATTATTTTGCAGTATATGCCTTTTTAAATCAGCATAAGGATATTTATAAGTTTATTGATGATTACAATACATGGAAAGTGTTAGTTAATAGAACTTTAAGAATAAAAAGTAAATAGCTTACAGGCAGGATTTTTTACAGGTGTTGTTAAGAATAAAAGCGAATACGGCAAAGAAAAAATATACATATACTTTTCAAAAGATTTTGATTTAAAAACGGAAACTATAAAGCTGGTGACAAAATAACTGCATATGGCTTAACTGTTAATTGTAAAAATAATGGAGCTGGCAGTTATAACAGCATTAGTTTTATACCACGTTTTATAGAAAAATAATCCCTTAATGGAGCGTATCTTTCGGTGCGTTCCATTTTTTATTAAAAAGTGCTTGACAATTATTGCAAGGGCAGTTATTATAATAACATAAATATTGCAAGGGCAATAATTGAAAGGAGTGATTATTATTAGTCCAGCAGGAAGACCACATAAGGAAAACCCTAGAAATGTTAATCTTAATATCAGAATAACAAAAGATGAAGCTAATCGTATTCAGAAATGTGCTGATGAATTGAAATTAACAAGAACCGACACCATTATGAAAGGTATAGGGTTAGTAGAAAAAGAACTTAAAGACAACAAAAAAGAGTAGCAACAAGTCAGTCAAAACTTATAGTTACTACTCAATCAAAACATTCCAAAGGAATATAGTTATATTACTACGTTCCTTTGGGAAAATCAATATTTTTTTGGAGGAAAACAGATGGAAAAACAATTAAAAGACGAAATAAATAAAGCATTAGAAAATATTGAGGATATATGGATATTACATCAAATATATCGTTTTGCTGTTAATATGTCGAAAGATGATTTAAGTAAATAAGTTGTTTTATAAAAAAGAGGGGAGCATAAAAAGACACCAGTTGACAATATTCATAAAATATATTATCTTGGTATATGCTAAAATTAATAGAACGAACGAGACACAGCGCATACGAAAGATAAATTTTCAAGAATAGTCTTTTGTGTGCGCTTTTAACATACCAATGAAATATAAAATAAAAATATTTTGGAGGTATCTATGCTAGTAGAAACAAGGAAAATAAGCAAAGGCAAAGAAGTAACAGTTGTAACAAGCCTTGATGTAGCAGAAACTTTTGGGAAAAGACATTCGGATGTACTTAGGGATATAGAAAATCTTGAATGTAGTCCAGAGTTTAGAGAACGCAATTTTGCGTTTTCTAAATATTCCGTTGAGAACAATAAAAAAACATATCCAATGGTATATATGACAAGAGATGGTTTTACCATTCTTGCTATGGGTTATACTGGCGAGAAAGTTATGAAATTTAAAGAAGCCTATATTAACCAATTTAATCAAATGGAAGAACTTCTCAAAGGCAAGCTGATAGAGAGAGAAAAAGGCATAGCAGTTAGGCAGTCACTTACTAAAGCTATTCAGCAGTCAAGCGAAAATGAGAGAATGCACGGACACGCATATTCGACTTATACTGACATTGTATATAGGACTGTATTCGGAAAGACAGCAAAACAGTTAAGAGAAGAATGTGGGATTGATAAAAAGGCTAATTTGCGTGATTATTTCACAGCAGAAGAACTTGAAAAGGTACAATCAATAGAAATGATTATCAGTGGACTTGTTAATTGCGGTTGGGGATATAACGAGATAAAAGAGTTTATAACTAACCCAGCAAGGAAACTGATAGCAGCATAGCGTACCCACAAGTGGGTACGAAAAAATTCCCAAGAAGTCGGGAAAGTTTTTGCAGGAAGTTGCAAAATATTCCCCATAAAGCTGGGGGAAGTATTTGTATAGTTGTTGCAACGCTTTTCTCCACTTGTGGAGAAAGACATTAAATCAGTAGCGCCGCAATCTTGGCTCTACTAGAATAAAAAAATCAGAACAAGTTGGGTAGACCTGTTCTGATTAGCACATATGAGTACATATAAGTTGCTCACGTCAATAATAACAAATAAATAGCAAAATGACAAGGACATTTCACTTAATTGTGAGGTGTCCTTTTTGTGTGCTTAGAAAGTGAGGTTTTACTATGAATTTTATACAATACATAAAGCAAGCGTGGAAAGCTGGCACTAGCGGCGGTACTCCAATAAGCCCAGACAGACTTAACCATATGGAAGATGGAATTAAGAATAATAACGATATGATAAGTGAGCTAAACAACAATTTATACAATGTGTATAAAATAATGATTCCTGCAGGGCGAAAATTAAGAGTTTACATTAAAACTAACATTGCTGGTCAATATGCATTTGCTGGAATTATATTTGTGCAAGGTTCGTCAGGGGCAGCGGCATCAAATGCTTCTGTTCAAGGTTATGGTACTGGAAGTTCAGCACGATACCACATCACTCAAATATTGCAATCAAATAGCATTAAATACACTTATGGGCAGGATGGCGATAGAGATTTTTTTGTGGAAAATTTACTTCCTACAGCAACTGTAGAATTTTGTTTTTACGAATTCTTAAAAACTTCAATTATTGAGCTTACATTAGTGTGATTCTAACTATTAAGATATTTAAGCTGCCACTCATAGTTATTGCACCAAATTGATACCACTGTGTTTGAAGCAATGTTAATGAACAAAAATCTTGCATAGTTAGGGTTGTTTGTTTTTTGATAGGCGTATCCGAGATACATTGCGTAGCCAGAATTAATGGCAAGAACACAGGCTGGTCTCAAAGGTTCAATATTTGCACAAATTGTTTTGCAATTTTCAATTGCATTTTCAATTTTCCCTGTAGGATTTGGTACTGTAATTTGTTGCCTTACGTTCATTATCGCTTCGTATACAGCATCAGAATTGCTGTTTAGCTCACTTATCATATCGTTATTATTCTTAATTCCATCTTCCATATGGTTAAGTCTGTCTGGGCTGAATGGAGTAAATATATAGAAAAGAGGTGATTGAATGATAAGTGCTGTAATTATCGAGGGAGTAACATTCCCGGTAGCATATAACGGCTACACATATAGTAGGAATAAGATTTGGTCTAAGAACACAGGAAGAAACGATTATGGAGAAATGGTAGGCACAATCGTAGCTATTAAAGACAAAGTAGAACTGCAATTACCGCCATTAACAGGAGAACAGGCTTTATTGCTTGACAATGTGATTAGTGATGAAAATAACCCATTCCCAACAGCACAAGTCCTATTTTTAGGCGGTCAACAAAAGAAAATGACAATATACACAGGAGATGTGACATATCCGTATCTCACAAGAGCAAAGAATGAGGATGGATTAATAGTCGGAGCAAAATTAAGTTTAATTCAGAAATAAGGAGATTAACTATGAAAATAACAGGAAATGAAGTTTTAGCACATTATGAAGCACTTGCAAGCGTGGCACAGCTTAAAATGGGTGGCAGATTAGCAGTTGCCATTATGTCTAATATTAAGGCATTAGAGCCACACTTTAAGGCAGTTGTAGAAACGATAGAAAAGATACACAAAGAAAATAAGGGTGACAATGATAAGATAAAATCAGAACTTGAAGAACTAGGAGAACAGGAGATAGAAGTATCTGAATACACGAAAGTTGATATAAGTGCATTTGATAGTTGTGAAGCCATTGAGCCAGCTAACATTATCGCACTTGGCTTTATGATTAACGATTAATCATCAGAAAGGAGCAATCCAATAAATGAAAAATATTAATTGGGGTGCGGATTTCAACTTACTGTATGCAAGATATTACAGCAAATATTTAATTGACGGAAAAGAATACAATCAGACACTTAATGAGTTTAAGTACAGCAATATAATTAATCCAAACAATAGCATTTCCATAGGTAACACTTGCAGTAGTAGTGTTACCTTTTCTATTTTTAAGCCGCAAATTACACTTGAAAATAAGGACATAACTATTTTTGAGGGCGTTAAGGGCGATAGTGGAATTGAGTATGTACAGATAGGCATATTTACTGTAACTAAAGAAGAAAGCAATGGTGAATACACCAAGTACACAGCCTATGACAAGATGTACAAAGCTGAAAAAGGTTATTTTTCTGAATTAACTTATCCTAGTACGGATAAGACTATTTTAGAGGAAATCTGTACAAAGCTAGGCATACAGTTAGCAACTAGCATAACAAACACGCATACAATTACAGATAAGCCGCAAGGTTATACAATGCGTGAAATGATTGGCTATATGGCTACGTTACAAGGTGGTAATGCGGCTATCAATTCTGACGGAAACCTTGAAATAAAGTGGTACAAGGATAGCGGTTATGTACTTGACGGACATCAATACTATCAGCAAGGGGTTACTTTTACCACTAGCAAGGATTTTACGATAAGGAAACTGACTTGTAACAACACAAAGTCTGGTGATAGCAAAACAAGTGAGATAACTGCCGGCGGCGGAACGACAGGGCTTAGCTTTGCTAATCCATTTATGACACAAGAAATTCTTAATGAGATTTATAAAAAGATAGGCGGCTTTCAGTTTAGACCGCTTACAGTTAAGTTTGTCGGTGACTGGCGGCTTGAAGTAGGCGACATTATAACTGTTAATAAGGGCGGCATTGATTACAAAGTGCCTATAATGCAGATAACACACGAATGTGATGGCGGCTTAATGGACACAGTTACATCTATCGGACAATCTGACACAGAAAACAGCAATATTGCTAGCGGTCCGATAACAAAGCAAATGGAACGATACTACGCTGATTTAGTCTTAATCAACAAGGCAGTTATCGAAAATGCTGATATAACTAGTGCTAATATTGAGAGTTTAAAAGCACATCAAGCGTATATCGACCAATTAAAGGCTAATAAGATTGAAGCTATTACAGCAGATATTGTTAATTTGACAGCAAGTAAAGCTACGATTAATGAAGCTAATATCGCTAAGTTGCAAGCAGATTATGCACAGATAGGTGTATTAAACGCAGACGTAGCAGACATTAAGACTTTAATGTTTGGTTCTGCGACAGGTAAAAGTTTAACAACAGAATTCGCTAATGCAGTTGTAAGTGTTATCGGCAATGCACAGATAAAATCTGCTATGATTGATAGTATAGCCGCAGATAAGATTACAAGTGGGAAGATTTATACAAACCTTGTTGAAATTCTAAGCGAAAGCGGAAATCTTGATATAGCTGACAATACGATACAGATAAAAGATGATAACAAGGTTGCAAGAGTTCAAATAGGTAAAGACGCTAATTCGGACTACAATATGTACGTCTGGGATAAAGCCGGCAATCTTATGTTTGATGCCTTAGGACTTACCGAAAAAGGCGTTACAAGAAAAGTTGTTCGTGATGATGTTGTTCAAGATGACGCTAATATTAATGCGAGTAAGCTGGATATTGAAACGCTATTTAACGTTATCAATAACGATAGTACACATACACTTAAGAGCAATAAAATTTATCTGGACAACGAGGGACAGACACTTAATGTCATTATGCAAGCTATAACAAGTGGTGCTGGCAAAGATTATACTCAATGGGGCGGTATGATGAAAGTTGCTAGTGATTTTATCACTAATAAGTTATGGTGGACTGAAAATGTTGACAACGAAAGCATTAAGACCAAGTTTTCTACTGTTAATCAGAAGCTAGATAGCTACGAAATAACGTTATCCGACTTATACCAACAAACGAACGATAATTTTATGGTGTATACAGTTACAGAAACACCTAACAAAGATAATTACCCAGCTATTGATTGGTTCATACCTATTTATCCGTCAGATGATTTATTTCCAAGCGATAATCTTACTTGGACTTATAGCAATGATGAATACGCAAAATATCACGGGGCAATAGCACACAACGAAACAACTCAAAAAACTTGGCGTTGGGCTAAAGATGATAAAGGTAATTGGAGTTGGAAAGAGGTATCTAACACACAATTAGCTTATATGCTTAATCAAAACGCTAGCTTTAAAATGAACTTAGATAGTATATCTACATCATTGTTAAGTGTGCAGCAGAATTTAAAAGATAACTACAGTACAACCACAGTTATGAAGAATGCTATAACGCAGGCTGTAAAAGCAGAAAGCAATAGCATTAAACTTGAAGTGTCTAATGCTTATGCTACAAAGGATAGCTTAAGTAGCTACAGCACAACAACGCAGATGAATGCGGCTATAAGCACAGCAATAAGTAAAGAAAGTTCAGCGATTAAGTTAGAAGTAGCAGGAGCATATGCCACAAAAGATAGCCTTAAAAATTACGCTACAACAGCAAGTCTTAGTGCTTATATCAAGAAAGACCCAAAAAGTGGCGAACTTAAATCCGCAATTGAAGCAATTGCAGATGATATAACGCTTAAGGCTAAGGGGGCTATTAATATTAGCGGTAACAAGAGCGTTAACATTAGTGGTAACGCATTTACTTTAACATCAACTAATACAATTATAAGTGCAACGGGGACAATTACCTGTAGTGATATAATCGGGACCGGGGGTCGCATTGGCAATTGGGATATTACTGATGGAAGCTTAAAGAATGATTACTTAGCACCAGACGGATACTTAAGAAGAACTTACATTCAAAGTTCAAAAAATATTGGTGATTGGATTTTTTCTGTTCAGAAAGGAGCCGTACAAGGAACTTCGCCAAGCACACTAAACTCCCTGTGGCACGTTACTAACGATGGCGAAATGCAGTTCAATGTTGAGAGTGGTAAAGGTATTCAAATGTATGGTTCGGCAGGATTAGAGTTAGAAGTGTTAAGAGACCGCATCGAATTATATTACCAGCCTTACATCAATGGAGAACCGCAAGCTTGGACGAAAATTGAAAAAGGAAAAATTTCTATAGACTCAAAAGGTTGGAGTTCTTTTGGTGACTGTGCTCTATCTGTAGTTAACAGCTCAATAAAGACTACAGCATTGTATATAATGCATCAAACAGAAGATGGGTCATACTATCAAAGAGGATGTGTAATTAATAGAAATCCTTTTTCTGGTGATATTATGTTTGATTGGGATGGACGTTATCTTCGCGGATATATAGGGGATAATGTTGTTATCACTTGGGACAACGAAGATAAAAATTGGATATAAGATTAGGAGGTAAAACACAATGTTAGACATCAACTCATCAATTCAGAAGAACGGAACATTATCTGTTCAAAATTCAGACGGAACACTTAAACAGGTAGCTTATCTGTCAGCTACAATCAGCGAAAGCGGCACAGTCAGTATGTCAGCTAGCTTCAATGATTTTGCGGCATACTTGGCGAATGATATAGCACTAGACAGTGAGCTTAAGAGCTTTCTTGATGGTGTTAAAAATACTTACAAGGCAACATACAGCACAGAAGATAACACAGTTAGTTCAGATGCAACAGGAACAGTAGAAAGTGAGGTATTTTAATTATGATTAAATGTGGAGATTTTTCAGCGTGGAATGGTGTAGTTGACTGGAACAGAGTTAAGGCGGCAGGGCTTACTCACGCTATTCTTAAGGTTATCAGACGTGATTTTGACCCAGATAAGCAGTTTGAAAACAACTGGAAAGGCTGTCAGTTAGCAGGTGTGCATATCTGCGGTGTATACAATTATGTTTACACACCAACAGTAGAAAAAGCTATTGCAGCGGCTAAAAGAGTATTAGAGGTGCTTGACGGACGTAAAGTTAAGGTGTGGATGGATATAGAAGATACTTGTATGCAAAATTTAGGGTCAGACCTTATCGACATAATTAAGGCGTACAAGCACACAATAGAGGAAGCTGGCTACGAGTTTGGTATCTATACAGGTATGGCGTGGTATGGCAGTTACATTGCCCCATATGCAGACGAAGAAATTCTTAACTGCGATTACTGGATAGCAAGGTACTATCTTGGATATGATGAAATGACACTTGATACAGACCCTAACGAAGATAAGAAGCCTAGTGTTGCTAGAAACCTTGTAGGCTGGCAGTATACATCAAGCTGTGTTGTAGATGGAGTAGACGGAGTTTGCGACTTGTCCGTATTCTATGGCTTTCATAATGAAGAAGATAATACAGAAGATAACAGCGAAGAAGATAACACAGAGGATAGCACAGATGAACACGTATATGCTACATATGCCGCTTATACAGACCGTTGGTGGGGTGAAGTAGAGGACAGAGAAGATTGGGCTGGTGCAGGCGACAATAAAGCTATCACAGCACTTATTATCAAGGTTAGCAGAGGTTCAGTTAAGTACAGAGTTCACTTAAAGGGCGGTGATTGGCTTCCTTATGTTACTGGCTTTAATTATGACGATTACGATAATGGCTATGCAGGTGACAAGAAGCACGAGATTGACGCAATAGAAATCATTTACTATACGCCAGAGGGTGAGCCTTGGAAGTATGCAAAGTATATGGTATCTGTATTCAATAACCGCAACTTCTACCCAGAGCAGATAGATGATAAAACATCCAACGGAATGGACGGATATGCAGGCGTTATGGGTAATGCAATCGATAAGTTCCAGTTAGTTGTCGAATAAAGTCGAAATAACACGACCGAAAGTATTTGAAATATACTAACGATAAATGTATAATAAACTTGTCTTTGAGAAAAGACCCTTAAACATTTTCAAGTTCTGGCAGGCGATATTGTTTGATTGGCGTTGGCAATATCGCCGCTACACTTGACACTATAGAACGTGTGTTCTATAATAATCGTATCGCTATCAAACGTGCAAAGGCAAGAGAGGGGAGTACAGGTTTATGGATAACAGTAATGAGGAAAATTACAAAGATAAGTTAATAGAACTTATAAATAAAATAGAAAATACAGGCACATTAGAGTACCTGTATTCATTCATAGAAAACTTTTTGAAGAGGTGGGGGTAAAACCCTACTTCTTTTCTTTTCGAGATAACATAACATCTATCATATCTAATATTGTTTCTTTATCTCTTTGTTCTAACATAGAAAACTTCCAAAGTAAATCAACATCTTTTTCAGCTTCTTTTGAATTATCCTTACGGATTGGCGAAACATCAAATCCCATTAGCCACGCTTCTGACACGTTCAAAGCCATTCCTAAGACAACTAGCTTTTCTTGGCTAGGTTCAACTTTGCCTGATACATACTGGCTAATATCGGATTTATTCATCTTGATATTGTATTTCTTACAATATGGTAATGATAAATTCAAAATATCAACTTGCTTTAACTTCCGTTCATTCATTAGCTGTTTAAGCCTATCTGATGTATTCTCTTTCATCTTAGTTATCCTCCTTTCTGTTGATAATATACCATTATTTGAACAAAAGTTCAAGATGTAAAACTAAAAAAGTAAAAAATATTGAACTTTTTATTGACATATTAATTTAATAATGCTATTATACAATTAGTTCAAAACATTGAACAAAAAACGGAGAAAGGAGAAGAATTGGAATGGCTTTTAATTACAGTAAGTTAAGAGGTCGCATAATTGAAAAGTACGGAAGTCAGACGGACTTTGCCAAGGCGTTTGGCTGTTCAGACAGGACTTTATCACTTAAAATGACAGGCAAGCGACCTTGGAAACAGATTGAAATTTTAAAAGCAATTAAATTATTAGATTTATCAGAAGATGATATACAGGATTATTTTTTTGCTTTAGAAGTTCAAAATATTTAACTTTTAGAAAGGAATGTTTATGGAGTTACAGATTTTTAGCAATTCAGAGTTTGGAGAAATCCGAACCATTACTAAAGATGATGAACCTATGTTTTGTCTGGCTGATGTATGCAAGGCATTGGAAATATCAAATGTAGGAAATGTTAAGCAGAGGTTATCTGAAAAGGGTATCCATACTGCGGATACCCTTACAAAGGGTGGAATGCAGAAAATGATATTCATTAGCGAGGCTAATCTTTACAAGACAATCTTTCAGAGCCGCAAAGAAAGTGCAGAGAGATTTACAGATTGGGTTACAGGAGAGGTACTTCCGTCAATCAGAAAAACAGGCGGTTATGGTATGCCAAAGACAACAGGCGGTCAGATACAGCTTTTGGCACAGGGCTATACAGAACTTGAGCGGGCTATTAACTCTATCAAAGAAGATATGACAGAGCTTAAGGATAACACACCTCTTTACGGCTGTGAGATTGATGAGGTCAAACAGCACGTTAATAGAAAGGGCGTAATTGTACTTGGTGGCAAGGATAGCGAAGCTTATAAGAACGGCAGTATTCGCAGTTCGGTATATTCTGACATATATAAGCAGTTAAAACGAGAGTTTGGTTGCGTAACAACATATAAGAGCATAAGAAGAAAGTACATTGATAATGTACACAAGTTTATAGATGATTATGTGTTGCCTATGGCACTTGCTGAACAGGTAAATGCAGCTAATGCACAGATAAGTATGAGCTTTTAAGGAAAGGAGTTTTAGCAGATTGATATTTATTATTTCTGAAAAAGGCGAAAGGCAGATTAATGAGGTAGAAAAACTTGAAATCCTGGCACACATTGGCAGAAGAACAAGTTACCTCTTAGGAAGAAATAAACATTGTGAGCCATTAAGGAACATAGTTACAAGAGATATTTTAGGGCAGTTAAAGCACGAATACGGGTGTGGTTTGAGTGAACTCAAAAAGAAGTACATAGCAGACACTCACGATTATATCGACTGCTACGAACTGCCTACAATAATGAAAGAGAGATATAAGCTATGATACAGGGATTTATGCTAGGAACGATATTCGGGATGTTTTTAGAACTGGCTTGTATCGTTCTGACAATGGCAAGGGCAAAGAGAAAAGAAAGGATTGAACAATATGAAACAGGTAAACGAGAAAGTAATAACAGTACAGGATTGCATTGATATGTACGAGAAGAAGAACAAGGTAACAGTTATAGACGGCGGCAAAGTCGTAGGATTCGTTAAGAGAGGAGAAAAGGAATGATAACAAATAATAAAGCCTATATGATAGGTAAGATTGCTAAGAAACCAGTATTTTCACACGAGGTTTATGGTGAGGGATTTTATATTTTTCACATAGAAGCTCCAAGAAAAAGCGGCAATGTAGATACGCTTCCGGTCGTTGTATCTGAAAGACTTGTTGACATTAACAGACTAGATGTAGACAGAACTGTAGTAATTAACGGACAGATTAGGTCATACAATCAACACATAGATGGCACACATAGCCATCTGATACTTAGCATATTCGCTAGGGAGATTGATATATTAGAGGATGTTGAAATTCCACTGGATACGAACAATTCAATTGAAATCGTAGGGCATTTACGCAAAGCACCTACATATAGAACAACACCGCAAGGCAGAGAGGTATGTGACATTATGATGGCTGTCAATAGAGCCTATGGTAAGTCAGATTACATACCTTGCATAACTTGGGGCAGAACAGCTAAGTTTGTCGGTCACTTGCCAGTAGGAACGCATATAGAAATGACAGGCAGGTTTCAGTCAAGACCTTATGCAAAAAAGATAAGCGAAGATGAAATTGAAAACAGAGTAGCTTATGAGGTATCAGTAGGCAGAGTTGAGATTATAGAGGAAAAGGAGAATGCTGATGAATAGTAATATTACAGTTTCGGAATTAGCAGCTATGGCAGCAGACAATGAAAAGCATTGTCAAGTATGGCATCCAGTTCAAGGTGTTATATTTGACGGCACATTTGATGAACTTGACAGACGGCATTATCTTGCGGATAAGACAGTTGATAACTTCTCAATAGAAGATGATGTGTTCATTATGAATATATAAATAAGGAAAGGATATGTTTATGGAAAGAGCAATTTTAAAAAAGGTAGTACTTGAAAACTTTATGTGTTATGCACACGCGGAGTTTGATTTTTACGCCATTACAAAGATTATGGCTAAGAATGGCAAGGGCAAGTCAACTATTGCCACAGCTTATCTGTGGTGCTTGTTTAACTGTGATTATGGGTTAAAGGATAATCCAGTTGTCAGACGAGAGGTTGACGGAAAATCCATTGATGATATGGATACAAGCGTTGAACTTACACTTGATGTTGACGGAAAAGAAATAACTATGAAGAAAGTACAGAAGCGTACCTACAGTAAGGATGGCGGTAGTTATAAAGACGATAACGAGTATTTTATCAACGATGTACCTAAGACATTAAAGGACTTCAACGCATATCTTGATGTTGATATGAATGTGTTTAAGATGTGCAGTAATGTGAACGCATTTCTTAATCAGAAACCGGCTGAAATGAGAGAATACTTATTTGGTTTAGTAGGAGATGTTACAGACCTTGATATAGCACAGCAGAAAGCCGAATTAGCAGAGTTAGTTCCTTTACTTAATAAATATACAGTTGAAGAATTATCCGCTATGAATAAGGCTACAAAGACCAAAATTACAAAGGATTTGCCTATTCTTGACGGACAGATTAAGGAAAAGGAAAGAGACATACAGCTTAAACAGGCTATTGAAGTATCTGACCTTGAATTACAGAAGAACAGCCTTAAAGTACAGATTACTGATTGCGTGGCAAAGCAGACCGACAATGATAAGCTGATAGCTGAATATGACAAGGCTAGTTCGGATATTCTCAATCTTAAGTTTGAGCTTAGTGATATGTCGCGCAAGGCTAATGAAACTAATGTTAAGACTAGGAGAGATATTGAGGACAGGATTTCTGATAAGCAGTTTCTTGTTAGACAGACAGAAAAGACTATTGCCGATACAGAAAAGAACATTGAGTGTCAGCAGAATACCATTGATAGCATAAATAAGAATTTACAGGATATAAGGGATAAATGGAAAGCAGAGAATGAACGCAAATTTGACGAAAACAGCCTTATTTGCAGTTACTGCGGACAGGAATATCCAGAAGATAAAAAAGAACAGATTAAGGCAGATTTTGAAAGCCACAAGGCAGAAGAATTAAAGATTATCACAAACAATGGCAACCTTATTAAAGGAAAACTTGATGAAAATAAGAAGATTCTTGAAGATTTACAGAAAGAGTTGCCACAGCATAAAGAAAGCCTTGAAATGCTTAATACAGCTATTGCAGACCTTAAAAAGCAGTTAGCAGAACTTCCGCAGGAGATTGATGTATCAGCCACCAAGGAATACAAGGCACTTGAACAGCAGATTGCTGAAAAGGAACAGGCTATGCACAAGGCTAATGATATTTCAGCAGTCAAGGCTGAATTAAAGGCACAGGAAACAGCTTTAAGGCAGCGGTTGGCAGAATGCGAAAGCCAGATTGCAAAGTCTGATACGGAAGCAGACGAACAGCGACTTGAAGAATTAAAGCAGACAAGGATTGATTCTGAACAGAATAAAGCTAATGCCGAGAAAATCCTTGATTTACTTGCTGAATTAGACAAAGCAAAGAATGAAGCCTTGACAGAAGCAGTAAACAGCCATTTTGGGTTAGTTAAGTGGCAGTTGTTTGAATATACAAAGTCTGGCAATTACAAGAGTTGTTGCATACCTACAGTTGACGGAAAAAGCATTTTAACAACTATGAGCAACAAGGGTAACAGGATTTTAGGCAGAGTTGATATTTGTAATTCTATTCAGAAGATTAGCGGCATATCAGTGCCTATTGTTTTAGATGATTCTGAAAGCCTTAGTACGGAGAATCAGAAGAAAGTTTCTGAAATGGTGGATAGCCAGTTGATTATGCTGATTGTTAATGATAGTGAGAAATTAGAGATTACGGAGGGATAATATGAAACTTTATTTTTACGAATTGAATACAGATGAAGGAGACGGAAAGACAGGAATTATAGTACAGGTTTGTGAAGCAGAGGAGGAATCTGAGACATATAAGGCTGTTAGAGGCTCTTTCCCTAACTACCTTAGAATAGTGAGAAAAGACGAAGCTGGACAAATAAAATATAATTGTCTGTTTCTTACAGAGCCTAACTTTGAGTATGCAAAAGAAGAATTTAGACTTAGAGTGGAACGAATAATTGCAGCTAAGTTGAAGAAAATTGAAAAGCTCAAGGCTGAATTAAAAATAATAAATGAAAGTGAGGAATAATTATGGCAGAGAATACGGCAGTTACGGAAAAGAAAGCGTTTACCACCTCTTTAAGTGAGTGGAGCAATACAATGACAGGGCTTATTATCAATGATTATAAGGCTGTTGGAATGGATATGGACGATTACGCAAAAGAGTGTGCTATGGAAGCTATGACAAGCATATTTAATCTTGTTAAGAGCGACCCTAAGATTGATATGAGAAACCTTGATACAAGCAATTTAAGAGGTATCGTAAAGCGCTGCGCAAGCCTTAAATTAAACGCTAGTGCATATCCAAGAGAATGCTATTTCCAGTTAAGAAATGTAAAGGTGGGAACTGACCCGCAGACAGGCAAGGACATATGGCAGAAACAGGTTGAAATGGGCATTGAGGGTAGCGGTTATGATTCCCTACTTGCTAACTACGGAAAAGATGTTAAGCAGGTTTATCCGTATTGGGTAATTAAAGAGGGTGACAAGTACATACCACCTAAGCATAAAGGGCTTACAGTTACAGAGCCGGAGTGGGAAGAAAACGGATTATCTGATAAAGCGGTAAGAGTTGTATATCCTGTTAAGCTATTAGACGGCACAGTAACATATCTTTCTGCTGATAGAGACAGTGTTAAGGTAAATCTGTTAGCGCATGTTAAGCAAAACATAATGAATGAGACTTTTGGTATTTGTGAGGATAGATACCACGCCACACCAAAGCAGAAAGCAGAAATTAAGGCTAAGAAAGACGAGATACTCAATGCCTTAAGAGTGTGCAAGACGGTTGATGAAATGCTTGAATGTGAGCTTGCAAGACCTTTTATAAGCGGTGCTTGGCTTGATACCCCAGAGAGTATGATACAGAGAAAAATGTGTAACAATGCAACAAGGAAATACCCTAAGAATTATGACCCGATGGCAAGACAGGCGCAAGTTGAAATGGACGAGGTATATCAAGTTGCACAGGCTGAAATTGCTGAAAATGCTAATACTGTTGAGTTTATAGAAGATAAGGCAGATGTAGTTGACGACACAGCCGCAGAAGCAACCGAAGAACAGGCAGAAGATAGCACATTACCACCATTTATGCAGGCAGAATAGGAGATTGGGTATGAGAGTAATTTCACAGGACGGAAGAATTGATATTCCATATGATTATTTTACATTAGCTACAGCTGATGAGAAACACGGAACTTTAGAAGTAGCGAGTATCTATTGTCGAAATTTTTCGTCAGATAGTGGTGCGAAGTTAGCTGAATATTTAAGTGTGGAAAAAGCAATTAAAGCTATAAAAATGTTGACAGAAGCACAGAAGATGGAGTCAGTAGAATTTGAAGATAGAATTTATCATAGAAATATGGTTTTTCAGTTTCCACAGGATGATGAAATCGAGGTGTGAGTATGAGAATTATTAAAGGCAAAGAAAAAGAATACAAAGATTGGTACGACAAGAATAGTGACGGATATGGCAGAGCTTGCTTCACTTATGCTGAAAAGTGGGCTGAACTGTTAGAAGCAGAAATTGACAAGAGCAATGATGTTATGAAGTGCTTTGTTGATAATGCCGACAGATTAAGCCGTGAAGCAGACACAGAAGGCATAACAGGATTTATGTACGGATGTGCAGTTAGTATTCTTTCACAGTGTTGGGAATACGGAGAGTATTTGAGAAAATGGCATAACAAAGAGTACGGCTATGACGGAGACGGAGTTGTAAATCCGGCGATTATGACAGTAGGTGCGAAATGATGAAACTTAAATGTATCGCTACAGGAAGTACAGGAAATTGCTACACCCTAACTTCCGACAGCGGAGAAACACTTATCCTTGATTGTGGAATACCGATTAAGGAGATTAAAAAAGGCTTGGATTGGAATATAAGAAATGTGGTTGGCTGTATAGTCAGCCACGCTCATTCAGACCACAGCAAGTCAGTAAAAGATTTTGAAGCTATGGGAATACCAGTATTTACACCATACATAAGTCTTAAACCTATGAGAATGGGCAAGGAGTTCAAGATACAGGCATTTGACCTAACGACAATAGACGGAAGTTGGACACATACTAATGCAGACGGAACACCTTGTCCGATATTCGGCTTTCTGATTACGCACAAGGAAATGGGGAGAATGCTTTATATAACCGATTGCGAATTAATCAAGTGGAAGTTTAAAGACATAAACTACATTCTCTTAGGCGTGAATTATGACAAGGATTTAATCGACAGAGACACAGGCAAAGCTAATCACGTTTTCAGAGGTCACTTATCCATTGACACGGCTTGCGATTTTGTTAAGGCGAATTATTCAGATAGCTTGCAGAACGTTATAATGTGCCATCTATCGGCAGAAAACGCTGATAGAGATAGTTTCATCGAGAAGATGAAAAAAGTCGCTTATGGGGCGAATGTGTGCGTGGCAGAGAGAGGTTTAGAAATCTTATTAAGAAAGGAAGGAGAGTGTCCGTTTTGAGAAAGCGTAAAACCAAAGAATTTTCAATGAAATTCACAATTATATGTAATTGTGGTAAAAGTCACAGAATAGATACAAGCAAATGTAAAGAGTATATATGTTCTTGCGGAACAAAGGTATATGAAAGGATTTGACAGTATGATTAAAGGCAGAAAAGTCTACGACCCATTAACTGATACTTGGAGTACAGGCTATTGGATTATGGATGATAAAGGAAATTATTACCCAGTGTGGTAGAAAGGAGCAGCAATGGAGAGATTAACAGAAAGAATTGATAATGTTCCGGATGGAGAATCTGGCGTGTGGGTAAAAGAACACGATTATGTATCAGCTGCAGAAAAATTAGCTGAATATGAGGACTTAGAAGAACAGGGCAGACTTATTAAGTTGCCTTGTAAGGTGGGAGATACAGTATGGGATAATGACTTTGGCAGACCTTGTGCATATACAATAACAGCCTTTTCGTTTGGTGAATGCGAAGAATACATTTGTGAACCTGTTACAACAAAAAAAGCCGTATTCTATTATGCAAACTCAAGCGGAAGTATCACAGGAAGTTTTGCAGAAAGTGAAATCGGCAAGTCAGTATTTTTGAACAAATCAGAAGCAGAAGCAAAACTGAAAGAATTGAGAGGTTGAGAAAATGACGGATAAAGAGAAATGTGCAATTAAAATAGCCATAGACACTATGGATAAGTATAACAGTAGATATTGGAACACACGTTATGGAAGCCTTAAAACAGGTGTGTCTGTTTGGTATGGCGAAGCAATAAGTATTTTATCAGATATGCTTTCAAATGCTGATAGTCACACTTGCAACTGCCAGCATAACAGCAATTCAAGAGATAATGAGTCTTGTTGCAGATGTGATAGCATAACAGCAAATATGAATAAAGCTAAGGTCGATAGCTTGGAAATAATCGCACGAATGCTAGACGATAAGCCTTATTATGAATTGAAGTACAGGCTGGTTGGTAAAAAGGATTATTCTATCGGATATAGTTCTTACGATTTAAAGTCGGTATTAAGTGACATTGATATATATTTTGAGATTGTGGAAAACAATAGAAAGGAGAGAATTGAGAAAAATGAAAGTAGTAACAGTTAGTGATTTGATAAAAATTCTTGATACAAAGGAAAATAGATATGGGGCTACAGGAAAACCAAGAATATTGAATTTATCTTTAAATGGCAATTTTGCCGGCAGTATTGAATCTGTAAAGTTAGATGGTTATGGAGATGGGCTTATTACAGATGTAACGATGGAGATTACTTCATCTAAATTCACAACAACCAATGCCGACAGGATAAGGAATATGTCGGATGAAGAGTTAGCAGAGTTTCTTATAGCTTTTAAGAACACATTCGGCGAAGAATACGAGGGAGAAGTTAGTTGTATGGAATGGCTTCAATCAGAAGCGAAAGAAACCGCAACAAATATGGAAAACTTAGATGTAAGGAGATAATAACTATGAATCCCAAATGGAGTGAGGAGGAAGTCCTTTTATTAAAAGATAAATATTCTCGCTTAACAAATGATGAATTAATCGCCTTATTTCCTAATAAAACATTTTTGGCAATCTATAAAAAAGCTTATTCACTTAATTTAAAGAGAGATGAAGAAATTGAGTTTTTGAACAGGTCAAAAGCCAAAAGTGGTAAAAATGCTAGTAATTGGAATGGCGGCGTTAGGAAAACAAGAAAAGGATACGTTCAAATATTAATGCCAGAACATAAAAGAGCAGATAAAGGTGGGTACGTTATGGAACATATCGTAGTTTATGAAAAAGCCACAGGAATAGAAGTGCCACGAAATTGTTGCATACATCATTTGAACGGGATAAAAAATGATAACAGAATTGAAAATTTATGTATGATGACAAATTCAGCACACACAATATATCATCATACAGGGCAAAAAAGAAGTGAAGAAACTAGAAAACGAATTTCAGAAAGCAAGAGGAAAAAATATGAATAAAGTGATAATTTCGGGGAGAGTTGTTAGGGATGCTGATGTTAGATATTCACAGACAGCAAACGGAAGTATGGCAGTAGCAAGATATACATTAGCTGTTGACAGAGCTTTTAAGAAAGAGGGCGAACAGGCAGCAGACTTTATTAACTGTATCGCATTTGGCAAGAATGGAGAGTTTGCAGAGAAGTATCTTCATCAGGGAACTAAGATAATCGTTGAGGGTAGATGGCAGACAGGCAGCTACACTAATAAGGACGGACAGAAAGTCTACACTAATGATTGTGTTGTTGAAAGACACGAATTTTGCGAAAGTCGTGCTAATCAGCAGAACAATAATAACAACGGAATTATAGGTAGAAGCAATCCAAGTACTGATTCAGACGGCTTTATGTCAATTCCAGATGGCGTAGCAGACGAGGGATTACCATTTAATTAAAGAGGTGTAAGTATGACAGAGAATGAAGCAATAGAAAAGCTGAAAAATATGCGATTATATATGCAGATTACGGACAAGAACAACGATTGCAAGTTTACAGAAGATGATTACAAGGCTAACGAAATGGCAATACAGGCACTTGAAAAGCAGATACCAATGAAACCTATATTTAACCATAACCTTAGTGATACTCTTTCTTTATTCCATTGTGAATGTGGAAACGCAATCAAAGTTAGTCACGATATAGGAATAATGAATAACAACAATGTACCAAATTACTGTAGCAAGTGTGGCTGTAGATTAGATTGGAGCGATGAAGAATGAGAATGATTGACGCAGATAAACTAATTGAGGATATTCACAAAAGAAATTATATCAATAAGGCTTTATCTGAAATATTTGAAACTATCATTGATGAGCAACCAACGGCTTTTAGTATGGGAGCTAAACCTATTGATAATTTTGTGAATCCTTTTGAAGTAAAGGCAGGTGGCAATTCTTGAGTTATCAGAACATAGCGAGAGCCAAGGCAATAGAGCAGGAAAATAAAAAGCGACTATTGAAGCTGAATCCAAAACTGAATGACAAAAGTGGAATATATTTTCTACTCCGAGAAGATGAAAACGGATTTAAGTATGCGTATGTCGGACAGGCAGTACATACACTTAGCAGATTGGCGAGCCACCTTGTAGGTTATGAACAGCACATAGACCTTAGCTTACGCAAACATAAGCTATACGACAAAGAGAAAAATCCTTATGGCTGGCGAGTTGAATTTCTGAATTTCCCCGAAAGTCAGCTTGACGAAAAGGAGAAGTATTACATCAAGCTATATGCTGATAAAGGCTATCAGCTTCGGAATGTCAGTTTAGGCGGTCAAGGAGAGAATCGTGCTAGTGGTTCAATAGGCGAGAGAAAAGCACCTAAAGGCTATATGCAAGGCGTACAGCAAGGTAAAAAGGTGTTAGCAAGAGAATTATCCTCTATCGCTGAAAAGCACCTTATAATCCGCTTAAAGCCCGAAAAAGAGCACAACAAGGTATCACAGAAGCAATATGAGAAGTTTATGGATTTATTGAAAGCGGGTGAAAGCGAATGACAAAAGCGGAAGAATATTTAAACAAGGCGAAAGAAAAATACGCAGAGGCAGAAAAATACAGAGAGCTTGCCAATAGCTGTTTTAAAAGTAGTGACGATTATAAACTTGCATATAGGTTGGAAAGTGTAGATAGGGTTTTGGATTTTATTCGCGGTGAATACAGAGCAGGCAGAATTTGCGACCTTGAAGCACTATTGTGTCACTGCCAAAATAAGCTGAATGGCAACATTGACGGAATAGAATTAACGCTAGACAAAGGCAAAACTTTTGAGATATTGAAAGTGGGTGATTCAGAGTGAATGATTGTAAAGGCTGCAAATACGAAAACAGCACAGATATAGAGGTGCATTTAGAATTTTGTACGAATTGCAAAAGAGCCTATTCTAATGAAGAAGATAGGGAATTTCACGAAGATAAGTATAGAACTATAGACTAAAAATCAAAGAAAGGAATAGGTTGTGCGCACATAAAACCGAGGTTTCCTTTTGGTAGATTTAAAATGTATAAAAAGAAGATTAAATGCGAGATATATCGTGATTCAATGCAGAATTACAAGAAATATGCAATACCGCCAGCGCAACTTATCATTGCTGATGTTCCTTACAATGTAGGAACTAACTTTTATGGAAGTAACCCTATGTGGTACAACGGCGGCGATAATAAGAACGGAGAAAGCAAACTTGCGAAAAAGGCGGCTTTCAATTCAGATTTTAATTTTAATCTGTATGAATACTTCCATTTTTGCTCAAAGATGTTGAAGAAAGAAGATACAAAACCTATCGCAAGGGGCAGAAGCAGTAATAGCCCTTGTATGATTGTATTTTGTTCGTTTGAACAGTTATCAACATTGATTGCCGCCGCAAAGAAACACGGATTTGTCAATTACATACCGCTTGTATTCTGTAAAAATTACAGTCCACAGGTGCTTAAAGCAAATATGCGTATCGTAGGTGCTACGGAATATGCACTTGTACTGTACCGAAATAAGTTACCGAAATTCAGAAATGGCTTGCAGATTGATGAAAACGGAAAGAATATCAGAGGTACAGGGCATATGGTGTTTAATTGGTTTGACGGCGGTAATGAAGCGGAATGGGGCAGAACTTACTATAACAATGGTTCATATATGATGTGGGAGAAAGACGGAAAAGATGTACCGAAAATTCATCCGGCGCAAAAGCCTGTAGCAGTCCTTAAAAAGTTGATTGAGATTTTTACAGACGAGGGAGATGTAGTTATTGACCCTTGTTGCGGCAGTGGTAGCACGTTAAGAGCCGCCGCAGAGCTTGGCAGAAGTGCATACGGATTCGAGATTGACAGAAACTTTTACGAGCGTGCAAAGAATGAAATGCTTGTATTTGAAAAGGATAGTCAAATGAATATAAGTGATTTTATAGGAGATACAGTATGATAGTACATTGTTTATTTGAACAGTCAGGAACATTCAAGAATGCTTTCAAAAAGTATGGAATTGAAGCCTATGACTATGATATTCAGAATGAATTTAACGAAACTGACTATGTTACAGACCTTTTTAAAGAGATAGAGGGGGGGTATCAAGGTAAGCCGAGTCTGTTCGATAAGATAAGTCCTGATGATTTGATATTTGCATTTTTCCCTTGCACTTATTTTTCAGACCAAAGCCCTAGGCATTTATGCTGCACAGCTTATCAATATAAGAATTACACTATTGAGCAAAAATGCGAGGTGTCAATGAAAAGGCACAGGCAGTTAAGTTTGTTCTATGAGATACTTAACAAATTTGTTATTGTCTGTCAAAGAAAGCATCTAAGGCTGATTATAGAAAATCCATTAAGCACTAGCGGAATGCATTATTTAACACATTTTTGGTGCCTAAAGCCTAATGTCATAGACAAAGACAGGACTTTGAATGGAGATTACTATAAAAAGCCTACACAATATTGGTTCATTGGTTTACAACCTAAAAATAATTTTATTTTTGAACCATTAGAGGCAGTTGATGTTATGAAGCAAAGATATGTTACAAGCGATAATTCATTGGGAGTGGACAGAAAAACAGCAAGGTCAATGATACACCCACAGTACGCAGATAGATTTATCAGACAATATATTCTTGATGAAGAGATATGGAGAGGTAAATAATGAAAGACGAAACAAAGCAGGAAATACAGATTTTGCTTGACCTACTCAAAGGCAGTCTTACAAGAAATGGTGTGAGTATGGCAACCGACAATAGTGGTAACTTGATGTTCTTTGATACATCTGCCTATGTCAGAAGTAAAGGCAAGGAATTTGACGGATTTAGAGTTAATATTAACGATTTAGTGAAGTAACAATGCAATGGAACTTGAAGAGGTAATTATGGCAGGCAATTTTATTAAAATTGACAGAAAGATTTTAAAGTGGGAATGGTGGAGCGATATTAATACATTCAGACTTTTTATGTATATGTTGATAAGTGCCTATTGGAAAGACGGAAATTATAAAGGCAAGATAATTGAAAGAGGGTCTTTCCCCTCTTCAATATCTGAATTATCAAAAGAAACTAATTTGTCTGTAATGGAAATTCGTACCTCACTAAAACACTTACAATTAACAGGCGAAATAACAAGCAAAGCAACAAACAAATTCACGATATTTACTGTAGTTAACTACAATTTGTATCAAACGGATAACAAGCAAGATAACAAACAAATAACAAGCAACTTAACAAACAATCAACAAACAGATAACATTCTATTAACAAACTCTATATTAAAAGAAAGTAAGAATGAAAGAACAGAAGAAATTAAAGAAGATAAGAATACAGAAAAAGATATTACTAACGTAATATCCAAAAAGAAAAGTTATTACCCAGATGATGAATTACTTGATGAAGCATTTAACGAATATGTGACAATGCGTAAGAGAATTAAAAAACCTATCTGTACTGACAAAGCATTGCATAGGGCTATGAATACCCTTGAAAAGCTGTCCAGTGGAGATAATGACTTAGCTGTTAAAATTCTTAATCAGTCAGTAGACCATTGCTGGCAAGGATTGTTTGAACTGAAAGAAGATAATTCTAATAAGCAAGGCAATCAGAATTTCAGTAAGGGTGCTATTGACTGGGATAATGTGTAAAGGAGCGATAAAAATGGAAAAATTTTATGTTGTTACAAATGAAGATTATTTAAAAGAGCTACATCGTGATGAAGTAATAGAAAAAAGTAGAAGAGAATTTATCAAAGATTTTTTCAATCGCATAGGAATAAGTGGAAATCATTATTATATGTGTGGAAATGGTAATGTTAATGTTGCGTTTAAGGAAAATACAAAAAGTAATATTGAATTGTATATTGATGATATACAGGAAAATGGCGAAAAATTTGGTAATCAATTAAACAAGCCTAAAATGTTTGCAGGTCAAAGTATGAGAAAGTTTAAAAAAGGTTGCAAAATATTAAAGCAATTTCAAAATGAATGTATTGAAAAGGAGATAGTTATTAATGCTTGTCCTTTGAGGTGCGGAGACTACTTCAAAGAAACGGGAATGGGTGGCTATTCAATAACAAGATTTAAATGCAATGGAAAACAATACTTGCGTATGAGTACTAATCGCTATAATTCATTAACTCCTTGTGAAAATGGCTTTAAAGAGATAAAAGGTAGTGAGTTTTTTAAAGCACTTGAATCAGTAAGGGCAGGTGGTAAGAATGAGTAGATTAGATGATACGCTCAATAAAACAAATTTTAGAAGTGATTATCCGTACAACGGAAAGATTGAATCACTTTTAAGAACAATAGCAATCAATAGTGCTATTATATGTGACAAATTAGATACTATTTCTAATCAATTAAAAGGGAGCAGCAATGACAAGGGAAGAAACAGTTAAAATTATCCGCATTATGTGTGATTGCTACCCTAACTACAAGCCTAACAACTTATCCGAAACAGTAGATGTGTGGAATATGATGCTGAATAATTACAGTTATGAACAAGTGTCAGTTGCACTTAAAGCATACATCAACTCTGATATAAGCGGATTTGCTCCAAGTATAGGACAGTTGATAGGTAAAATACAGACTATATCACAACCGCAGGAACTTGACGGAATGGCAGCTTGGGGATTAGTCAGTAAAGCATTAAGGAACGGCACATATGGGGCGGTTGAAGAATTTAACAAGCTACCGCCACTTGTAAAACAGGCGGTTGGTATGCCAGACAACCTTAAAAACTGGGCAACATCAGATTATCAGACGATAGAAACAGTAATACAATCAAATTTTCTAAGAACCTATGAAACAGTTGTTAAGCGTGCAAATGAAATAAATCGTATGCCAGACGACATTAAATCACTTATCGAAAAGATGAATGCAATTTCGTATAAAGCTCAATTCCAGCAAAAATTCCAAAGAGATATAAATACACCTACAATCAAAGAAAATGCCCTTGTCGGTCAAAATACAAACGCAGAAGAATATATTGAAGCACCTAAAGAAGTGCAAGATAGAATTGACAGAATGAGAGGTTGATTTTCAATGGAGACAACGCCAATTAGTCCGCAGAAGAAATTATATAATTACCGCCGAGAGAATGGATTGTGCCCTAAATGTGGCAAGCCACTTGATAGAAAAGGCTTTTATTGTGAAGAATGTAGGGAGAAGCAAACGGCTTACAGTAGAGAAACTAGAGAACTTTGCAGGCAGTTTAAAATTTGCCCGGAATGTCGCAAAAATAAACTTGTGGGTGATGAAAAGATATGTCCGGAATGTTTGGCTAACAAAGCTGAATATAGAGCTAATCACCCATTAAGTGATGATAAGCGAAGAAAAAACAATGAAGCATTTAAACAGTATTCGAAAAACTTATACGCTGAACGTAGAAAAGCTGGCATATGTGTTAGATGTGGTAAGGCTAAAGCTGTTGAGGGCAAAGCAAAGTGTTTTATATGCCAGAGTAAAGATAATGCTATCCACAGAAAAAGAACTGAAAATAGGCAAAATATAAAAGAATATCGCAAAGAAAATCACTTGTGCTATCGTTGTGGAGAACCTATTGACAGACCACAAGGACAATTATGTCAGAAATGCTGGCAGACAGACTACGAAAGAGGTAAAAGTCTTAAGAATGACAATAGCAAGCACTACTGGCGATACGACAATCAATTTCTAAGAAAGAAGTGAAAATATGAGTAAGGCAGAACAGAAAAAGTTTAAGGAGCAAATGTTACGTGTTCAGATGAACAGAATTAGCAATGAACAGCAAAGGAAAAATTTTGAATCAGCATTGATATTAATTTTATGGGTACTACACGATAAGTTCGGTTTCGGACAGCAGAGATTAACAAAAGTACAGAGAGAACTTAAAGTACTTATAGATAACTATAATGACGGATTATTCACAGCGGAAGAGCTTGTTAATCAGTTATACGAAGAAACAGGAATAGAACATATTAAGTTTAAATAAGGAGATAGGCTTATGAAGTTTTCGGGACTGACTAAGCCGGAGCTTGATGAAATAATTGAAAATGCCAATTTCACAGAAGAGGAACTAAGAATTTTCAAGTTGCTTGTGGGTAATATGAGCTTAGAACAGGTTAGTCAAAGACTTATGTTATCCAAAGCAACAATTTCAAGAAGAGTTAAGGATATAAAAATCAAGATAGAAAGGACTGATGACATGGTTAAAACAATTCCTATATGGGAAAAAGTTACATTAACAGTTGAAGAAGCGTCCGAATATAGCAATATCGGAATTAATAGAATCAGCAGTATGCTTAATGAAATTAGCTGTCCATTTGTTTTAAGAGTTGGGAATAAGAGGCTTGTTAAGCGTAAGGAGTTTGAGCACTATATAGAAAAAAGTAACGAAATATAGAGATATATTGAAATATATGCCTTGATGTAGTAATATGTGGTTGTCTATATCAAGGCTTTTTTCAAAAGAAAGGAGCTTTTGAATGGGAAAAGATTTAAAAGGTAAAGAACTAGGTGTAGGATTGTCGCAGCGAAAGGACGGTGTGTATCAAGGGAGATATAAAGATAGATTTAATAAGATTAAATATATTTATGGCACAAAGTTATCAGAAGTTAAAAAAGAATTGGCTGTTGCAATAGCAGAAAATATTCAATTTACAAGCATTAGAGATGATATTAAGCTGGACGATTGGTTTAATCGTTGGATAGAAGTGTACAAAAAGAAAAGTGTACGCCCTAATACCCTTAGAGAATACACTCACATATACAATAAAAATATATCACCTTTTTTAGGAAATCGCAACATAAATTCCTTTGTTAAATCAGATATTCAAACACTAATTGATAAAATAGCTGATGACAATTATAAATATGAACGGCAGAACAAGATTAAGGTTATACTTAATGATATGTTCAGTAGAGCAATAGAAGATGACTTAATGATTAAAAATCCAGCAAAAGGTGTAAAGCTTAGGGCTGATAAAGAACTTAAAGCTTTCACACTAACAGCAAAACAACAGATAGAGTTTTTAGAAGCAAGTAAAGGGACATTTTACGATAATTTGTATAATGTGGCAGTTAATACAGGCTTGCGCCCAGGAGAACTGTTTGCACTTACACCTAATGATATACACTTAGATGAGGGGTATATTGATGTTAATAAGACACTTGTGTATCAAAAATACCTTGATGATAAGTGCAAAACTTTTCACATTGAGCCGCCTAAAACCAAACAGAGTTATAGACAAGTACCTATTAACAGCGAATGCATTAAATATCTTGAAAAGCAGTTCGAATTAAAGGATATTGTAAAGTGCAAAAGACCTAAAGAGCAGAACAATTATTTGTTTGTGACAAGTTATAACACGCCTCTCAATTCGCAGATTTATTCAGATTCAATTAAAGCTATTGTTAAGCAGATAAATCTTGCAAGAAGTTTTGATAACGAATTTCCTGTGTTTAGTGGACATACTTTAAGACATACTTTTGCTACAAGATGTTTTGAAGCAGGTGTGCAGGCAAAAGTTGTTCAATCATATTTAGGTCATGCAACTCTTAAAATGACAATGGATTTATATACACACGTAACAGAAGAAAGAGCGGCAGTAGATATTGAAAGAATTGTGAAAGACAAGGACAACATTGTTGATTTTAAAAAAAGTGCTGTGTAGTAAGTGTGTAGTACTACACACATTAAAATTGAAAAAACCACAAAACAATGGGGGTTAAGATGTATAATATATTTAACTTGGAAAACTTATTATGTATACCAGACGACCCCTTATGAACTTAACAAAAAGCACGATAAATGCGGTATTTAAGGGTTTTTATGTGACATTAGACTGATTATCAATTTCCACATATTTCTATGTATTTCAATGCATTTCAATAGCAAAAGTGTGTAGTAAGTGTGTAGTAACAAGATTAAAAGTGTGTAGTAAATTAAAACTAAATAAAGCCTTGATGTATGACATAAATATGAGAAGAACTTGATAATGTTCTTCTCTTTTTTTATGCAAAAATATAATCAGAAAGAGAGGTAGTGCAAATGTTTTCTGATGAAGTAAGAGAAAAAATCTTGAGTAAAGAAGAATTACAGAAACTTGACTTAGTGACATTATCTCTTGTTATCCACGCAATCGAGGAAGTTTTAGAGGAGGCAGACAATGAACAATCCTTATCAAGCAGTGCCTATGATGAATAATTCTTATATGCAATCTCAAAATCCATATATGGATAGAATGAACTTTTTGCAAAATTATCAGCAGAACTTGCAACAGCCAGTGGCAGGGACACAAATGTCCTTAGCAAATCAACAGGCTATGCCACAGCAGATAGCAGGCATTAACGGAAGAATAGTACAGACAGTTGAAAATATTAATGCAAATGAAGTGCCTATGGATGGCTCAATGGCATTTTTCCCAAAACAGGATATGTCGGAAATATATGTTAAGGGTTGGAATGCTGACGGAACAATTAAGACGGTTGTGTATAAGCCTTATACAGCCCCTAAAGATAATCAGACAGTAAATTCTATGGCTAATACAGAAAACGCTAAATTTACCCTATCAGACGAAAGCACACAGCTATTTCTGAATAAGTTTGAGGAATTATCGGAGAAAATAGGGCAGTTGGAAAATAGATTTGATAAATCTTTAGGAACACAGAGAAAAACATCAAGAACTCAAAGTAAGGGCGGTGATGAAGAATGAATCAGCAGTTAATTCAAACTATAAATCAACTTAAGTCAATTCGGAATCCACAGCAAATGGCAATGAATTGTTTACAACAGTCGGCACAGCGTGGAAATCCTATGGCAAAAAACTTGCTTAATCAGATAAACAGTGGAAACACGCAAGGCGCAGAGCAAATTTTAAGTAATTTTATGAATACACAAGGAATAAACCTTAATGATATTAAGGGTATGATGAATTAGGACATTTTGGGTTGTGCGCACATAATGACCGGTTATCCCATTTGTTAATAAAATAAATGGAGGTAAACAAGATGTTTAATTCAAACGGAGTTAGTCTCGCAGATATTGCCGCAGTAACAGGCAATAATCGTAATAACGATGGTATGTGGGGCGATGGTGCATGGTGGATTGTAATTCTCTTAATCTTTGGCTGGGGCAATAACGGCTGGGGCGGTTTCGGTGGAAATGGCAACGGCGCAGGCTACACTGATTCAGCTATACAAAGAGGTTTTGACAATCAGGCAGTTATCAGCAAGTTAGATGGCATTTCTAACGGACTTTGTGACGGCTTTTATGCTATGAACAACAGTATGCTCACAGGTTTTAATGGTATTAACACAAATATTATGCAGACAGGCTATGGCATCCAGCAGGCTATTAACGCTGATACAGTCGCTAATATGCAGAATATAAACGCATTACAGGCACAGCTTGCTAACTGCTGCTGTGAAACTCGTGAAGCTATCCAAGGTGTAAACTACAACATGGCAACTAACACTTGCGCTTTACAAAACACAATGAACAATAACGCAAGAGACATTATCGACAGTCAGAATGCGGGAACGCGCGCTATTCTCGATTATCTCTGCAATGAGAAAATTTCTTCCTTACAGGCAGAAAATAACGACCTTCGCAGAGCAGCTTCGCAGGATCGTCAGAGTGCATTACTTACAACTCAGATGGCAGCTCAGACACAGCAGATTATCAATGCTGTAAATCCGGCACCAATTCCGGCATATACAGTACCTAATCCAAATGCGTATTATGGATGCGGATGTAATACAGGATGCGGATGCTAAACAATTAAATAATCAAGTATCTTAATCAAATTTAATCGGTTTAATTCTTAGTTTATCTTGGTTTTAATCGGTTTAATCGAGTTAAGTATCGAGTTTAACTCGAAAGAAAACTCGGAAGATTATGTCTGCTAAGCAGTATTACTTATAACCAAAGGGCAGACTGTAATGTTTGCCCTTTTGCACATTGGAAACAGAATATTAAGTTGATGGATTTTTAAAGTCGTGGTACAATTTTCAAAAAAGAAAGGAGTGCCAAAATGGTTATTTTCAGAGAACACAGAGGCGGATTATCTGAATCCCTAGAAACGGCAAGGGAATTTGAAAACTTTGATGATATGAAAAAATACATATATCAAATTCATAAAGACTTTTGCCAAAAGATAGGAGTAGCAAATGCACCATTTGAAATGTCAGACATTGTAATTGACCATACTTCAAAAACAGAAGATACGAGAACGAATTGGCACGATACAATGTATGTTTGTGTTAAACGATACGGAGATGAAGATTATATTGAAAAATACGGAACTCCGCAATGCATAGGAATGTGTGCTACAGACTACAAAAAATAAATAATGGATTTTCAAACCATCAACTAATATTCAGTTGGTGGTTTTTTTATTTTGTGAAAGAGAGGTAAAAATAATGGAAGTAACAGGAATTGCATTACAAACCGTTGCTGTTGGAGAAGATGTTGCATTTACAGAAACAGCAGTAAACGGAACAAAATGTATCGTACACAGACAGGGAAGTGGAATTATCAAGTTAAGAGGTATTACAAATCAGTGCAAGGCTAGATTTTTAGTATCTTATAGTGGAAACATTCAGATACCGACAGGCGGTACAGTTGGAGAAATTTCACTTGCAATCGCGGTTGACGGAGAGCCTTTGCAGTCAACACGAATGATTGTAACACCAGCCGCAGCACAAAATTTACAGAATATTAGTTCACAGGCATACGTTGATGTACCTTGTGGCTGTTGCAGTACAGTAGCGGTACAGAATACATCTACACAGGCTATTGAAGTGCAGAATTCTAATTTAATCGTTACTAGACAAGCTTGATAAGTATTCGATAATAAGTCTTTCTAATATTGCTGATACAGAAAGATGCTCTTTGATTGCTTGAATTTTAATCTTTTCCAACAATTCGCTTTCTATTGTGGTTGTGAATTTGATTTTAGACATTGCAAAACCTCCTTTTTAACAGTATACCATAAATACGTATTGACGTAAATATGCAAAATTGTTATAATATACGTAAATAAGTATATACGTATAAAGGAGATTGAAAGATGGCTTTTAAAAAAGGAATGACGGCATATAATTTTGATGATTTGACAGGCAAGACATTTAACAGGCTAACAGTTATTAAAAGAGTATATAGGAATAATAGTAAAAAAGTATATTGGAAATGTAGATGTGTTTGTGGAAAAGAAACAACTGTTGAAAGTTCAAAACTCAAAGGGGGATATACAAAAAGCTGTGGGTGTCTCAACAATGAAAATCGAAATCGCCATATAAATGAACTGACTACGCATAATATGAGTAACAGCAAATTGTTCGAGGTTTGGTGTTCAATGAGAAGAAGATGTGAAAACAGAAAAGATAAGGCGTATAAGTGGTATGGTGCTAAAGGCGTCAAAGTATGTGATGAATGGCAAGGAGAAGGCGGTTTTCAAAATTTTTATAATTGGTCTATAAAAAATGGGTACAAAGAGAATTTATCTATAGATAGAATAGATTTTAATGGAAATTATGAACCGTCAAATTGTCGTTGGATTACGCAAAAAGAGCAATGCAATAATACAAGCAGAAATATTTATATCGATTACCGCGGAGAAAGAAAGACGTTAAGTGAATTATGTGAGATGTATAATCTTAAATATGGAATTATGCACCATAGGATTTGTGATTTAGAACTTCCTTTTGAGATTGCTATGAATTTGAAAGGGTTTTGTAGAGTTCACTACAAAGGAAAGGAAACTGATTTAAGGCAAATATCAAGAGATGAAAAAATAGAGTATAAAACTTTATTGAAAGAAGTATTGGTAAATAAAAGAGACGATATAGAACAAATTATATTAGATTGTGGAGGTAAAAACATATGCACAAATGGGCTAAACAGATAATGGAATGCGTCAAGGCTAAAGTTGACGGCATCGGAATTGAGAATTTTGAAGGACAAAACCTTGATGATCTCAAGGATTGGACGGAGATTGCAAAGAACATCGTATGCTTTGACAAGGACTATAACATTGTTGAAGCGATGAAAAAGTCTGAAGATAATGAGGATATTATGCGTATGCTTGAGCAGTACGAAGATTATCCGGACAGAAGATACTATGACCACTACCGCTATGCAGATGGAAGATTTGCACCGAAAGGTAAAGGAACATATCGTAGAGGATATGAAGAACCGCCTTATATGCACATGTACCCAGAATCAGAGCATATGAGAGATATGGATAGAGATTATGGCAAGATGTATTATACAGAGCCAATGTCTGAAAGTAATTACGACAGAGCAAAGAGAAACTACACAGAAACTAAGGAAATACACAAGAATAACACACCAGAGGACAAGGAACATAAGATGAAAGCACTTGACGGATATATTAAGGAGCTTGGCGGCGATATTACACAGCTTATCGGCGATATGACGGCAGAGGAACGCAATCTTATGCGTACCAAACTTAGTACACTTGTTTCTAAGCTGTAAATTTAAGGGCTATGAGTAGCAATATTCATAGCCTGTTTTATTCAGAAAGGAGCATACAGATGATTTTTAATATTAATGGCACAATGTGGCAAGTGCAATATAAAAATTCAAATTCAAGTGAATTGAAGCGGTCAGACGGCACAATCAGCTTAGGTGTAACTGATAGAAATACACATACAATTTATCTGTCAAACGCCTTGCGTGGATTTATGGAACGCAAAGTGCTGATACACGAAGTATGCCACGCAATCTGTATGTCTTATGATGTGTATTTGCCTATCGAACAGGAAGAGATATTGTGCGATTTTGTGGCAACTTATGGAGATGAAGTATTTGATATCGTTGATATGGTGCTTGGAGCAGTTAGGAGAGTGGGATAATGAGCATTGATGAGTTGTTAAAGATAATTCAAAAGACTAATCCGACTATGACAAAAGAATTATTGATATATGAGCTTAGTCAATGCCGGTATTCAAGTAAGGCATTGATTTATACAGAAAAATGTTGCCAAAAAATTTCGGGGTAACGCATTTGATACCTCCCCCGGATACATCTTTGATATTCAGAAAAACGATTTTGACAATTTTTAAAATTTGGTTCAGATTTCGTTCAAATCCTACTTAAAAAATTGAAAAAATTTCTCACAAAATTATAATGTGCCATTTCAAATACCCCCGTCACTTTCAATTTTGAAATCCAAAAATCGGTTACACAGAATTTCAATTTTTGCTCCCGATTTCGTTCGGATTTGCCCTGAAAAATTGATGAAAAACTTTAACAGATTAAAGTACATTATATAAACTTGACCGGCTGCGATTCGTGCTTATTTTGACTTTGTGACTTTGTGATTTGACCTGTACGGTGGTTTTATTGTGTCGGTGTAGACTTATAAGCCTACAGAACAAAACAGCCTTAAAACGCCTTTGGCAGCGTTGCATAAAATGGGTATAATATGCCCTTGCAAGTCGTGGAAGCTGTCGCCAGTTCTGGAGAATTCAACAGAACGCACGCCGCCCCAACTGGGTACACTTGTACACCTAAAAAGGCGCAAAGTCTTATATATAAGCATAGCATTATTATATTATTTTTTCAAGGTACGCAAAGAAAAGCATATAAATATATACGCTTAGTGCTTGCGGCTGGAATCGAACCAGCCAAACCAGAGCAAGCCAAAAAGGGCGCAACCTGCACCCTTAAAATACATTTATTTATTACTCCTTGCTTCTTTTTCACATTCAAAACCAAACAAAATATCATTTGCTAAATCTTCGTTTATTTCTATTTTCTCATCCCTTTCTATGATTTCTATAATTAGAATATTACACACCCAAACTAATTACAACATAATGGAGCAAAACGCTCTTTAAAGCTTGCTAATACCTTAGAGGCGCCGCCGGTATCGGTCAGGCTGGCATCCTCTGCGGCGGTTAATTTGCTTTTGCTTCTGTTCTTAAAATCTCAATGGCTTCTTGTGTTGCGTGTTCCCTGTACCATTTCCAAGGCTTCTTGTATGCCTTCGCAAGTGCAAAATCTTCGTGTTTTTCTGTCAAAATGCGTCTAACTTCTAAAAATGCCTTTTTTGCTTCTTCTAATCTGTTCATAATTTTTTACCTTTCTTTATTTATTCCCTTGTGGGTAAAGCAAGCCGGGGAATCGAACCCCGGAAGCGTGCCAACCTTGCTAATTATGCTAAGAGCTGCAGAAGCTCCGCGCGTTTAGTCTGTATTAATCCCTTTGCTTTCATAAAATCAATCGCACCGCCTGTCATATATTCGATATACTTCGCAGCGCTGATATATGCGTCAAATTCTGCCTTGTATGCTTCATCGAAGGCATTTTCTAATTCTTCGCTTTCTGGCTGTTCTGTCCATCTGCTTTCTGCTTCGTCTGCGGCTTTCTCCAACCGTTCCAACTTCTTAATCTTTTCAAGTAAAATCTTCATAATTTACACCTCCTTGTTAATATGTTCAATCTTGAATCTGTCGCGTGTATCTTTTGGAATAACTAAATTAACAAAATCCTCCGCTAAAACTAAGGTATCAAATTGTGCCACAATTTTTTCTTTAGGACTTTCAAATTTACTGAAATATTGTGTTTCTATAACTTGCCAATTCATATTTAATCCTCCTTATTCTGTAATCCTTTCAAATATAACTATTGTTTTGCGTGCGCTTTCTCTCTTCTTTTCAGCCATATAACTATGGCGGCGGCTCTTTAATGCCTTTCTTGCTGTCTCTAAGCTATTAACTCCCCAGCCTGCGGCTTCTCTTAATAACTCAACATCTTCTTTTGGCAGTTTAATGGCTCTTAAAGTGTCGGGATTAATAGAGTAATCATCTTTAATTCCCGGATACAAATCTTGGCAAAGTGGAATATATTCATCACTCCCCATATTCTCGCCGATATTCCATACATAGAAACCAAATGGAATCTTTTTAACTATTTTATAAATATCTGTTTTACCTAATGTTTCACTTGTAATTGTGTCATCCTTAACTTCAAATCTCATAACCTTGTACCATTTCGCCGATTGTGATATAATCGGCTTACCTTTCTTTTTTGATTGGTGGCGGTTCGTTCTTGGTAGGGGCGTGCCGCCTTTTTGTATGTCCTCTTGACAGTTATTATAATAAACCTAAAACGGTTTAAAGTCAATAGATAAAATAAACTTTTTTAAGATTATTTTTTGTTGACAAAACGAGTAAAAAAAGCTACTATATATTGTATAAAACAATGAGGAGGTAACAAAATGCTTGTATATAAAATTAACGTGCTGGAATCTTTAAAAGAGAGTGGATACAACAGCACAAGGATATTAAAAGAGGGGCTAATAAGTCAATCAGCAATGCAGAGATTGCGAAAAAATGAAATGATTGGCATTAAAACTTTGGAAAAGCTGTGTGAACTTTTAGATATGCAGCCGGGAAACATCATTAAATATGTAGAGAAAAAATAAACCAAAAAAGATTTTAAAAAGTATTGACAATAAACGATAAATGGTTTATTATAATTACAGAAATTAAGAAAGGACAGCGGAAACGCTGAAAGGTGGGCAATATGAAAAAGGAAGAACTTGAGAATGTTAAAAAGGTGAGATTTAACAATTTCTCGGAATACGATTCCGAGAAGTGCAGCAACGGTGGTTGTTATGGCTTTTGGACTGATTACAGCCACCTTGAAAATGGTAACTGGGAAATCAGTTACGGAACAACTGCCGACTTTGATTATTGTCCTGTATGTGGTTGTTTTGAAGACCACTACGACTATGGCGAAGAAGATTATAGTTGTGGTGATTTTGAAACGATTACCACAGAAGAGCTGTTGGAAAGAATTAACAGCTTTGAAGAGAATGCTGAACAATATATTGATGTTAAATAACCGGAAAGGACGGAGCAATATGAAAACTATGAATTATTGAACAAGGTTGTTGAGCTTGGGTTCGACAGAGAAAAGGCACTTGCTGACATAGACGCAAGTCTTGATGAAATAATCGGAGCAGAGAACAGAAAGTCAATTACAGAAGAGGAAGTCAGCGAAGAGCTGGCAAGCGATATTTTATTCGGGTTTGAATGCGAAAAAGAAAACAATTAAGAAAGGAAGTAAGAACGATATGATAAGTCTAAACGAATTGAAAGAAAAAAATTACGAAGAAGGGGCGGCTATTTTGTCGAATGACGGATACAGTGTTAAAGCTGGGAAAGAAAATTATAGCCCCTGCGATGTGGGGTATGAATATGCAACAGACATCTATTTTTTCGCAGAAAGCGAAGATAAAATAAAAGAAATAGATAGAATATGTTGTACTCTATATTCTAACGATTATATATATACTGACGAAGATGAAAATGCGTATAATGTGTTAGATAGCGATATATTAAAAACGACATGGGAAAAAGATGACCCACGAATAACAAAAGTTGGTGTTCTTGCTAATTTAAAAAATTTTATTGGTAGGAATATAGATGATTTTGATACAGATATATGTGAAGCCTTTGAGGATTACGATGAACAAGGTGAGACTTGTATGTCTTGCGAAGAAAGTCAAGATAATTGCACTTATGTAGCATCTATAGATGTTGAACATTCGACGTCATTCGTCATAAATTGCGATAGTGATAACATAATAATAGACGTTTGGATACAAGAATAGCGGTCTAAGTGGTTGGATTAAAAGAGGGCTTTAAACCCTCTTTTTTCTACGCCGCGCGTTACTATTTAAGAAATACAAAAAAGTATATTTCAATACATCCAATGTTATTGTTTATAAATACAAAATAGCGTATTTCAATACATTTTTGTTATTGTTTACGTTTTACATAATAAACAGTTTTTTATATTATGTCAAGCTTGAAATTAAAAATTGACTGTATAATATATTTATGCTATATTATTTTAATAATTAAATATATAAGATTTACACCCGATAATATTAATATTGTTATCGGGTTATTTTTATGCTATTAGTATATATAATTAATTAGTTGGAGCAGACCCAGCAGAAAGGGGAATATATGGAGAAACTACAGGAAACACCAGACACACCGGAGATATTCCAGAATGACATAGAATTATATCTAACAAAATTTTGTGAAGAGCACAACATCGAAGATATGACCAAAGAGCCACAGAGCAGATGGAATGCTGCATTAATGTATATAAATAAATATGTTTTCAGTGATAAAAGTATATTAAAGTTAAATAAGAATATTAATAAAAATAATACTAATTGTATAATGGATAGTAATTTTTATATGTATGATTTAGATAAATTAGAGTATATATTATATATATATTATTATATGTGTTCTATGTATGATAAAGAATGTAGTATATTAGGCTTTAGCTTATTAACTGGAATACATAAAGATACTTTTATGGATTGGGGAGCGAATGAAAGAAAGCTAAGTACAAAGGGCTTCGAATTGGTTCAAAAACTGCGCGATTTTAGAGAAGAAAGTTTATCTAATAAGCTTGCAACCGGCAATAAAAACCCGGTTGGAATTCTTGCGATACTCAATAGACATTTTGCTTGGAACTTGCCCGGCGTCAGCAGAGAAAACACCAGCAAAACACCTCTTACAGCCGCGGAAATACGCCAGCAATTAAACCAAAATAATACACAATTAACGGATAAACAGCAGATAAACGCTGTAAACAATTCAGACACAATTTAAACAACTTGCAAACCGCTTAAATACTGGGTTTGTGAGTAATAAGTATTTATATAACGCTGATAAATTAAGGTTTATCGGCGTTATAGTATGGATATGGTGTTAATTGTGTTAATTGTTTGAGAATATGGCATAAAATAGACACAATTACACGGACAAGGGCGGAGGGGGTTTATTTGTCCTCGGAACACGCCCCAACTAAGTCGCTCATTTTTCCACGATAAGAAAAAGGCCTTATATATTAATATATATATATATATATATTTATATTATTATCACCACATAATACACATATTATATAATTATATATAAATAATACCTAACTATTAATCATATAATTAATGCTAATAAATCACTTATATATTTAATTAAAAATAATCCAATTAACATCTATACATTTAAGCTAATTAGGTGTATAATAGACACATATTAATTAATCACAAGATATTCAATAAACACATCAGAGAATCAGCTAGTCGGCTGAATAAATTCCAAAAAAATTTCAAAAAATAAAAAAGAGTTAGGAGTTATAAATGCAGGGTAATGAATATCAAAAATTGGCTATGCGTACTAACGATAAAATGGCTCATCATAGATTAAGTACTGAATTAACTGGTAAGCTTCCACTTAGTCCTTTAGCAGAAAGCAATGCTAAGTGTAGCAACATAAATGACATAGCAGGACTTCTTAATGGTGTCTTAGGCTTAACTGGTGAAGCTGGAGAAGTATCAGACCTTGTTAAAAAGGGTATATTCCACGAAAAGGGAATAGACTTAGAACATCTTAAGAAAGAGTGCGGCGATGTAATGTGGTACGTTGCTATGATTTGCGAAGCTTGCGGATTCAGCCTTGATGATGTAATGCAGACAAACATAGATAAGCTTATAGCACGTTATCCATATGGCTTTGATTCTTACAGAGCTAATCATAGGCAGGCAGGTGATGTCTAATGCTTAAGCCGGAGGAAGATTGCTGTAATTGTTTGTATAAATTTAAAATGTGGTTTGAAATGCCTTGCAAAAATTGTAATGGTAACCCAGACACACATCCTAACGGCACAGATAACTTTGTAGAACAGATTGATAGCACAAATGATATTGCAGCACTCTTTGAAGATAAAGAGTAACTTAATTGCCCTTTAGCCAAGCGGTCAAGGCACAGGATTTTGATTCCTGTATCGTGGGTTCAAATCCCACAGGGGTAGTTCAAGTGTTTAATTACACTTGTGCCTTTACAGGACTTATTGGTTTACTAGCATTAAGTCCTCCTTTCACCTCATAGCGAGAGCTGTTAAGGACTGTCAGATAGTCCGTGAGGTTTTGCGTATTATAAATACGCAAATAAAATTAAGTTATACCTATAGCGCAGCAGTTATCTGTATGGATAGACAGCGAGCGAAGCTACTTTCTTTGAGCCCAACTGCACGGGTAGAATGACATCCAAGCTTTGCCACGACCTGTTATAGGTGTCATAGCCTATACTGCTATTAAGACTAGCATTGTTTTTCAGTATCAACTATCCACCTTAATCGAAACATTTTCACAATGCTAGTCTTTTAAAACGATATGGAGAAGCGGCAACGATTGGCGGTGTTGCGGCAGACTGTAAATCTGTTCCCTTGCGGTAAACATTGTAGGTTCAATTCCTATCTTCTCCACTTTGCCGATATGGGATAAAAGTATTCCAGTAGCTTGCTAAGCTATCCAACAGAAATGTTGTTCGTGTTCAATTCACGATATCGGCGTTTTGAAAGCACTTCTTGGGTCTGCGTGCGTAATGTTGTTTGCAGACTTATCCTAGGTTAAGAGGTGTGAGTAAGTTGATGTGTGGCGGAATGGGTAAACGCTAATAGCAGATAGAATGAGCTAGTGGTTCGAATCCACCATAGCATAACCACAGGGGAATACCTGATTGCTAGGGGCTTGAAAGGACAGGAGTGCTTGTTTATGTGTGGTTCAAATCCACACCACATCAATAGCTTTCGGCAGTAAATGCAGTAAAGCATTGTCGGAAATGGTAGAAAAAGTCCATTCAAGTGAAACAAAGGCAACAACAAAAATCACTTGCTTCACAGATATAAATTGTTGCTTTATCTGTGATTTCGGATAGTAGTTCAGTTGGGAGTAACGCTTGATTTATTCAAGTAGTCACAGGTTCAAGTCCTGTCTATCCGATTACAACAAACTAGCTTGACGGAGCGAAAAGCACAAGCCTTAGTGCCTGTTTGTTGTTTTGTTAATAAGGCTATTATCAGAAAGGCAGGTAATAATTATGCTATCAGAAAATGAAATCCAAACAAAAGTTAATTTCTTATCATCAGCAAGGTGCAATCACACATTTCACAAATATATTGACATAACAGGTGATTTGATAGAGGGTACGCTGTTATCAAGAATTTTATATTGGTTTGCACCAACTAAAGATAACAAAAGCAAGGTCAAGGTATACAAAGACAGTGAATATTGGATTGCAAAGCAAAGAAAAGACTGGTGGGAAGAGATAAGAATTACTGAAAGGCAGTATGACAAAGCAATTAAATCGTTGGTGGAAAAGAAATTTGTAATTACAGCAAAATACAAATTTAATTCAATGCCGACTATACATATACGACCTAATTATGATGTTATCAATGCAGAGGTTAGTAAATGGGAAGATAATATCAGGCAAGAAGTTATAGCAGAAGATAAAGGGCAGAAATTACAAAATGAGAAAAACGGGAATGACACAAAATGTAATTCCCAAGGGAATAACACAAAGTGTAATTCGGGAGTGCCACAAGATGTAACTCTTTTAACAGGGATTACTAACAATGATTACCCTAACACTAATTACGAAACATTGAGTACAAAATGTAATTCTCTTAACAGAGAACAATGTAATTCTTTTTTACCCAAAGATAAAAAAGCGAAAGAGTTTAAGCCGATAAGCGAATACTCTCAAAGTGATTGGGAAGTTGCCGAAGAAAGAATGATAAGCAGAGCTGGCAAGATAGCTTATGATTGGACTAACGATAAAACGCTCAAAGAAAATACAGAAGCATTCTTTAAATACTTTTTAGATAAACACGGAGAATGTACCGGAGAATATCACTACCCATTAACAGATAAGGTTTTATCAAGAGTAGTAGATAATTTAACAAAAGAAACCGACATAGAGCGTGACGGATATACAGATACCTATTATGCGGCTATAAGTGATATGGACGATAATGCAGACTACAAGATGCTGGTTGATGAATATTTCAACACAAAGTTTTCAGCACAATGTGATTACAGCTTAGTTCACTTTTCTTCTGAAAAGGTTTTGATTAACATTATGAATCACGCTTGTAAGAGTAGTTGGTGCGAAAGCAAGGAATGGTAAGGAGTGATTATTGTGGCAGCAGGCGTACACCCATTAAACAAAGACAAGTTTTATGAAGCAATTAATTTGTACATATCGGGACAGGCTTCACAGGTAAAGGCGGCAAAAGTAGCAGGTTGTAGCGTACCGACATTTAAGAAATACGCTAACAAGATTTATGGCGGCGAGGAATTACCAGATAATTTATGGGGGAAGAAGTGATATGTGTGAATTTTGCGAAAATCCTACAAAATGGAATATTGATGATTATAGCTTAGTTCCGAACAGAAACTTATCAGATGGGATTATGCAAGCGGAAGATAACACGTATCAGATTGGTGTGTTTAACAGTTATTTTGATTTTTGGGAAGTTATGGATATCAATTATTGCCCTATCTGCAGTAGAAAGTTGGTGGAAGAATGAAACATCAAAAAGAATGGCACACTTGCGACAGGTGCGGAAAAGAGATAAAGATAAAACCAAGAAACGAGATAAAATTCACTTGGATTACACGATATTCAAGTTTAGAACCAACATTTGAAGATGGTGATATAGGGGCAGAAGTTGAAAATATTCATACATTTAGATTACATAGCCACAAGTATGATTTATGCTTTAAGTGCAGGAGAGATTTTGAGAGGTTTATGAGGAATGAAAACATTGATTGTAGATGATTTAGACATTCCACCAAGCACTATTGCAAGTGCTATTGTCAATAGAGTCCCACTTAATGAAGATAAAAACTGCCACATTGAACATTGGAGTACCAGATGGAGAATTGAAAAGGATGGAAAACGTACTTGTCTGGAAGTTAAGAAATTAAAATAAACAATTACCGACTACAAATTGATTGTAGCCGCTGACCTTAGAGAGTTAAAGGCTGATAAAACATAGAAAGGAATAGAAATTATGAAAAAGAAATTTTTGACATTAGGAATGATAATCTGCATTGCACTTGGAATGGTTGGTTGTAGAACGGCAGATGTCGTAAACCACAATCTGTCAAAAGATGGAGATGAGTTTAATCTCTATCGAAAAATTACAGTTACAAATGCAAGAACAGATACAATTATGTTGCAGGCAGAGGGGTATATGAGCCTTAGCAACAACAGTACTAATGAGCTTGTAGTTACTATCAAAACAGGCGAGAACACATATTATAAAGATTATATATATCTTAACGATTGGACTTGTTATGTTATGGAACAAACAGAACCAGTCGGGACAGATAAGTACCATTATGAATTGACGTTTTACCCTGAAAGATTAGTACCAGATATTGATATTAAATAAATAATATATTACCGCCGCATAAGAGGTTTGCGGCGCTACCCTAAAACAATTATAGGCAGAGGTCTATAAGCGCCTTTGCTTTTAAGTGGAGGTGCTTTTCTTGAATTCTGAATTAAATCAACTGATAGATGATTGCGAAAAATACATATCCCAAAATGGAATAGATGAAAACATCATAGAAACCTACTACAACGTGTGCCAGCTTGCCAAGAATGAGAGTGAAATTGACACAATGTTAAAATGTACGGCTAGGGCAAAAGAACTCATAGAAAAGGCTTGTATGCGGGATATAGGGCTATCTATGTGGGAGATAGAGAAGTTTGTCTTTAACAATAAAAGTTCCTTTGATTTGCTTGATAAATACTATGATGTGTTACTGCTTGAAGCCCAAAGCAAAATAGTAGATAGTGCATTTATGTATCTTGAAAAGAAAAGAGAACCTAAAGAGCGCTTCTATATGCCACGCCGCAAACAATTCTTAAGAATGGGGCTAATAGAAGCCTTGCAGGGTATGATTGATGATAAATACGATATATTGTGCGTATCATTAATACCTGGAGCGGGAAAGACAACTATCGAAAAGATGTTTAACGCTTTAGTAGCTGGCTGGTTTCCTAATGATTTTTGCCTTTTCTATTCCCATTCTGGCGATATTACACGAATGTACTACGATGGTGTATACGATATTGTTACAAATGCTGATGAATATGCGTGGAACGAAATTTTTCCTAACCTTACAGTTACAAGCACTAACGCAAAGTTAGAACAGTTCAACATAGGCAAATATAAGTCATTTCCAAGCGTACAATGTACATCTGTCGGCAGTAAAAATGCTGGTAAGGTTCGTGCAAGTAAATTTTTGCTTGTAGATGATATGATAGGTGGCATTGAAGAAGCACTTAACCCTATGGTACTTGATAAGCTGTGGGATAAATATGCGGTAGACGCTAGGCAAAGAAAAATCCAAGATACAGACGGACATAACTGCAAAGAAATACATATTGCTACACGTTGGAGCGTACATGATGTTATCGGAAGAATACAGAATATGTACGCAGGGAATAAAAGAGTTAAGACTATTGCTGTACCAGATGTTGATCCAGTAACAGGCGAGAGTAATTTTGATTATGAGTATAGCGGATTCACAAAAGAGTTTTTTGCTGACCAACAGCTTTTGATGGATGAAATCTCTTACAGGTGCTTATACAAACAGGAACCTATTGAACGTGAGGGATTACTATTCCCAGATGATAAAATCCGCAGATACCTTAATCTGCCACACGGAGAACCAGAGATTATCACAGCACAATGCGATACTAAGGGAAAAGGAACAGACTATTTCGTATTACCTGTATTACAGAAACACGGAGAAGATTATTACTGCATTGATTGCGTATGCGATAACACAGCAGATTACGAAGAACAATACAGAAATGCCGCAGGAGTGCTTGTAAATAATAAAGTGCAAGAGTGCGAATTTGAGCGTAATGCCGGCGGCGACAGAGTGGCAATGGAAGTTAATAAGAGAGTTGAGAGTGTAGGCTGGATATGTAATATTACTGATACACCGACCGAAACGAATAAGGAAGCAAGGATATTCCAATGTTCTAACTGGATATTACAACATATTATTTTTAAAGACGCATCACTTTATAAGCCTAATGAGCCATACGGAGTGATGATGTCACTGTTAAAGCAATATTCGGTATCAGGCAAAAAACAATTAGATGATGTTCCAGATGTTTTCTCAAACTTTGCATTAAGAATGACAAAAGGAAATAGAATAAAAAAGACAGTAATTATGTCAAGTCCGATATAAGAGGAGGGTTTATATGACAACTAAGGATTATCTTAATCAGATAAGCTATTACAACAAGATAATTGATAATAAATTGATAGAAATAACACAGTATAAAGAATTATCATATAGCATTTCAGCGATTGTTAATGAAGAAAGAGTCATGTCATCATCGGATCCGGACAAAACAGGCTGCGGATATGTCAGACTTGAACAAATGGAAGAAAGCCTTGATAAGCTTATAGATAAATACATTGATGTAAAGAACAAAATAATAGAGCAGATAGAGCAGATAAACAACGAAGATTATTACACAGTATTGTTTCTAAGATATGTCAGAAAGTTTACATTTGAAAAAATTGCAAATGAAACAGGCTGGTGCTGGAGACAGGTACACAGAATACACGCTAAAGCACTACAAGCCTTTGAAGATAAATATGGGAGTGAATATCTGTAAAAGATGTCATAGAATGTCACATTGCCGGTGTGGTATAGTATATCTGTAAGAAGTCACAAAGATGTTTCTTCATAAACACATCCTTATCGGAAGCACCGTTGCTTAATTGCGGCGGTGCTTTTGTTATGCAATGAGGTAGAGATATGAATTTTTATATGAATAAAGATAAGTCAATTATGTGTCCGAATTGCCATAAGTTTTTGACTAAGGCAGACAGCAAAGACCCACGAACACATAAGTTAGCGTGCAAGCATTGCCGTAAATGGATATGGTATGTGCCTAACGATGATGATAATTTTCAAATTAAAGAAATACCGGACAGCAGAAGTTCAAGCGGTATGACATTTTATTAGAGGTGTAGATAATGCAAACAGGAAGAATTGCTATTTATACAGGTGCAAAAGAAATAACATCTGACAACATAATACCAATTTTGCGTGAAGCAATTTTGGAACATGATATTAATTCCAACAGAATACAGTTTCTTCTTGATTATGACGCAGGAATACAGCCAATAGTTAGGAAGAATCCAAAGACTTACAGGCCAGACATTGACTGTGAGTGTTGTGATAATGTGGCTAACGAGGTCACAGAGTTTAATTTAGGTTTTAAGTGGGGAAATCCTATAACGCTAGTTCAAAATGGCGACAATGAGGATTCTAACCTTACAAAAGCTATAGCGGAATTAAACAGTTGCTACGAATCGCAGAACGCAAGGCAGAAACAACAGGAACTTGCGAGATATGTCGAAATAGGCGGTATTGGATATGTCCTCATTGATGTGAATACAGAATACGAGGATGGGGAAAGCTATTTCACATATAATGTATTAGACCCGAGAACAACATTTGTTGTAAGGTCAACCGCCTACAACGACAAGAGAGTTGTTCTTGCTGGGACATATATAAAAGATAAGCACAGCGGTACAAGATATTACACCTGTTTTACAAAAGATATTCGCTATGAAATTACCGACGGAATAAAAATCACTAACGGACCAGAAAAAGGAAAAACAAAATGGGGATTTTTAGAGAGAAGTGGGGAAGAGAACCCGTTACATAAAATCCCTATTATTGAATACACAAGGTCATTCGACAGAATGGGCTGTTTTGAACGGCAAATATCTGAAATGGATAACTTAAACTTGCTTATTTCAGACTTTACTAACGATGTTGAACAGAACACGCAGGCGGTATGGCACACAAATGATGTTGATTTCCCGGTTGAACAGGAAACAACAGTTGATAAAGATGGAACACCACATATCACTGAAAAAGTAAGAAAGCCAAAATCTGGAGAATGGATGCAGACCTATACATCAGCAGATGGTAAAACTCCAATAGTTGAGCCACTTGCAATTAATTACGATTACACAGGTATGCTTAATAATATCCAATCAAGGCGACAGATAATCTTGCAGAAATGCAATGTGCCACAACGAAATGATAACAGTGGTGGTAGTACAGGAGTTGCAATGTCAGACGCAACAGGTTGGTCACAGGCTGAAACAGCGGCGGCAAAACAGCAATTAATTACAGATGGCTGCAAAATGGAAGAGATAAAAGTTGTTCTTACAGCTATCAAGCTATCAAACAATGTTAACAGTAGCAATCCATTACTTAAATTAAGGGCAAGAGATGTAAAGCCTAACATTAAGCGACAAAAAACTTATGAAATGTCAACCAAGGTTAATGCTATGGCAACATTGATAAGCCACGGATTTAGCCTTAAAGATACAGTTGATGCAATTCCATTCTTTGATGACCCTAACGATGTTGTAGCGAGAAGCGGAAAGATGGTTAAGGCATATCAAGACAGTATAATCAACAAAGATACACAGAACCAAGCAGAGGGTGGAGATGGAGAACAGCCACCTAATAAAGACCGCACAATGCAAGACTTATCAGACCAGACAGAAAATAGTCCGGTTATAGATAAGAGCAGAACAGATAAATAATTGATATTGAGCCACAGGGTAGAAAATGCCTTGTGGCTTTTTATATGCCCTAGAGAAAGGGCAATACAAATATCGCAAGAAGTTGAGAGAACAACAAAAAACGCAGAAAGCAGAGGTAAAGAAATTATGGCAGATGTAACTAACACAACAACAGAACCAACAACTAATAATGAGCCACAGAACGAAGAACAGACACCTAGCGTAGAAGAACTTATGGCACAGCTTGCTAGTGAAAGAGCTGAAAAAGAGAAGTATAAGAACGCTTCCGATAAAGCCAGTTCAGAAGCAGCTAAGTACAAGAAAGAACTTCGTTCAAAGCAGACAGCAGAAGAACAGGAAGCGGAAGCAAAGGCAGAAGCTGAAAAATTGCAGGCTGAAAAGTTCGAGAACATGAGCAAAGAGCTTAATCATATGAAAGCTGTCAATGCTTATCAGAAAGTTATAGGCGATGGAAAGGATATTGATTCTTTGATTGAGGCGGTTGCAGACGCAGATCATAGCCTTATAGCAACTGTAATTGCCAATGAAGTGCAAAGACAGGTTAAAGAAGCTAAGGCAGAGTGGCTTAAATCAAGACCGGCTATTAATGCAGGCAGTGGAGAAGAAAGCACGATAACACAGGAACAGTTCAACAAGATGAATTACCACGAAAGAGTGGAGTTCAAAAATAAGAATCCAGAACTTTATAAGAAGTTCACAGAGTAGAAAACGGAGGTAAATAAACTATGCCACAGACTAAGTTAGCAAATTTAGTAGATCCACAGGTAATGGCTGATATGGTATCAGCTAAGTTGCCAAAGAAGATTAAGTTCTCACCTATTGCAAGAGTTGATACAACACTTGTAGGCAGACCAGGAAGCACAATCGTTGTGCCAAAGTATGCTTATATTGGTGACGCAGAAGATGTAGCAGAAGGTGTTGCTATGGGTACAACAGTACTTACAACATCTACAACAGAAGCAAAGGTTAAGAAAGCAGGTAAGGCAGTAGAACTTACAGACGAATCAGTGTTATCTGGTTATGGCGACCCACTTGGTACAGCTATCAATCAGATTGCTATGTCAATCGCTGCAAAGGTTGATAATGACAGCTATGACGCACTTTGCACAGCACCTATTGATTACGATGGAACAGCAGCACCTATCAGCTATTCAGCAGTTGTAGCGGCTAATAGCAAGTTTGATGATGAATCTGATTCATCACTTACAAAGATATTATTCATTAATCCAGCGCAGGAAGCCACATTGCTTAATGACGATGATTTCAAGAGCAATGACAAGTACCCACTTAATGTAATTATGAATGGAACTATCGGTTCTATTGCGGGAGCGCAGGTTGTTAAGTCAAAGAAAGTTAAGTTAGTTAAGTATGAGCTTGATGATTCAACAGGAACAATCAATGTTGTAGCTGATACAACAAGCGAGGATGCAACGAATGTTCATCTTGACACAGCACTTGCACATACGCTTAAGCCAAAGGACAAGGAAATCAAGGTAGGTAGCAAGTTAAAGGCTGTTACAACAGAGTTCTACGCTTGTCCTATTGTTATTGTATCAGCAGAAGACCCTAACGAGGACACAGGTGCAGATGGCGTATCAGAGGAAGAGAACGCACTTACAATCTATATGAAGAGAAGCGTTGAGATTGAATCGGACAGAGATATTCTTGCAAAGACAACTGTTATCTCTGGCGATGAACACTATACAGCAGTCTTAAGCAACGATTCAAAGGTTGTTCTTGCTAAGTTCGGAAAGTAAGAGGTGTTTATATGTTATTAAGACGACATAAAATCAACGCCGCAAAGCAGAGCGAAGAAGTAACAGCAGATAATGTAAGACAGGAAGCTGTTTATGGAGATGAGCTTAAATATGAGGAAGAGCAGGACAAGTTCCCTGCTCAACCTACAAGCGATTACACAAAGACAGCTATTAAGCGTATGCCAACAGCGGACTTGCAGACACTTGCCTTAGAACAAGGTATTGAGAACGCAATGGAGCTTACAGGAGCAGAACTTAAAGAACTGTTAATTGAGAAATTAGAGTTATAACAGGAGTTGGGTTATGGAAATGACAGTATTAGAACATGTGGCTATTAGCCACGATTATGCACATAAAGAAAAAATTGAAAATGATGATGGAACAAGTTCTGATATTGTTGTTTTTGATAAAGATACAACCAAGTTAGAACTTCTCATTGAGAGAGATAAAAAAGAGTGTATTAATCAAAGACACTATAAAAATTACACAGAAGAAATGATTGAAAAAGACTTCAAAGAATTTGAGTTTGTTTTAATTGAGCTGGTTGACTATGACTTAGAACAAAATGGAGCTTCTTTTTCAGAGAAAGTTTCTGAAAATGGCATAACAAGGGAATGGATTAAAAGGGAAAGTATTTTAAAAAAAAT